GTCTTCGTCGCCGATCTCAACCGTCTCGCTGTTCTCCACCTCTTCGGTCTCCACAGCCTCGTCCTTCTTGAAGTGCTTGTACGCCATGTAGCCGCCACCTGCGAGAACAGCCGTAACACCAATACCGAGAAGGATTTTCTTTGTCGTTGTCATGATGATCAACCTCTTTCTTATTATTTGAGTACCTAACGAAATTCCCTAAAAGATAGTTATAAAGCGCCAGCTTTTCTATCTCTTATCACATTTAGAATATATCAACATTTTACGAGGATATACGATTAATAACTATTCTAACAGCCCTGGTAGGTTAATTGGGAAGTCTAAGAAACGCTGGTTATTTAATGCTTCTACAGATGCAATGTCAACTTTATCAATACATTGACTCAACACATCATTTCGATCAGCATCTGTTAACAATGTACTTTGCAACCCAATGTCCGAACATAGAAAAGCGTTCTTAATATCCTCTTGATATTTCTCTGGAAAAAGCTGGAGAATGGAATCGATGGATTCGAACTCCTTCAGAATCATTCCATTCTCTAAACCCTCTTTCAAGATCTTTGTAAATTTCCCATAACCAAATCCTTTAGCAGATCGAATATTTCGGATCTTGCTTCCCTTCATTGAAAGGAGCAATCTATAATACATTTCGTAATTGAAAATCGTGAGATCAAACGGATTTTCATCTTTGATGATCGATCGCACAGTTTCTTCTACACTGCTACAGATAGTCAGGTTGGAGAAATTACGTTTGATGTATATAACCTGAACAGATGGTTGAAAGTAATACAGTGTATCGAATACATCCGACGTTACGATGATGGATTGTGTAGATTCTGAATCATGTTCTGCAACGATATAAGGAATCAAGCTCCCGTCGAATCGTTTGCTTTTAACGAAGTAACATCCATAAACATAGGACAGAATCAGCTCTATATCCGGAATCACGAAAGAGTTGATCAATTTTCCCAAATCACGAAATTGGGGGTTTTGCATATATTGATTATAGTAATACGTTCGATAGTATTTATTATATACACGCATCTCTTGCTTCTCTCTAGAGAGATGTGTATGATATAAGTACAACTTGGGAATCCCATGACATTTCCGGATATAGCTTCTATAATTTGCAACAAGATTCAGAATTGCTGACTCCAGCTCTAATACAACATGCTTCTTGAAATACGCAATGGATTGATGCAGATTCTTTCGTTGAATCAGCTTTGCTAAAATAGATTCAAAATTGATAAACACATTTACTTCTTGATCTGGTTCGATGCGGATTCTCTGATCCAAATCTCCCCATTTTAACATCTGTGCTCCAGCACAGATTCCAATACCTGGTCGATATTGATCCATTACTATCATCCTTCATACACGATATTCAACACATTCAATTTGTTCAATCGGAAAGCCAAAATCTTTAGCTTTGATGTTCCGAATAATTGTGATTGATTTGAACAACCATCGATATCTCTGTATACGTTTCCTTAGTAATTTTTCATCGATGTTGTTGTCAATATAAATACGAACAATCACATTCTTTCCAAGTAACCCCTTGTGAATCGCGAACTGAACCCCACTATCATAATCTGCGCCAAGACATGCAATATAGATGCCTTGTGAAGAGCCAAAATTCTTGTAAATCGAAAGAACATCAAACACACCTTCTGATATATTGACAACAATCTCATCTGATGTGAAAAGATCGATCTCAGATTGAATTGTATAGAAGCTTCGATTCTCACTTGAATAGATTTTACTCTTTTTCCATCGATCATATTCATTATCACCGAACATTCGTGTCAATAACAGTGACTTATCTTCTGATAGAAATGAGATGCTCTTTTGATTGGATGGTAATGTGTGTAGAACGCGCTGATCCATAATATATGGAACGACTGTTTCCATATTCCATACAATTTTGAACCGATTATAATCATCTAGAGAAAGGCCTTTTCCCAATCGATTTTCAATGTATTTGATTTGTGGAGAATTCGGAATTGGTGTCCCTGTGATTAAATCGATCTTCGTTTTTTGGATATTTGAGATTTTATTATATCTCTTATTTGTAAATTCTTCGATTCCATCCACTTTGATTTTTAGTCGATCTAGAAACTCTTTATCAACCTTTCCTTTTGCCCCACAATTTCCTTTGAAGCAGTAGTATAGTATCGGTGTATTTGGATTTGAATCACTTAATAGATACATATGTGCTTTTCGATAATCGTTTTGACTATCTCCACAAAATGGACAACGTATCCGATATCGTATATCGGATACCCGATAGAATACGTCAAGATTATTTTCCAATGCATGGAGAATTTTATCTTTAATGGAACTCATAACGTTCCTCCTACATAGCTTCTCTTTTCCTGAGAATATATACGTATTGAAAGCCCAATCTATAGAGATTGGTTATATATTATGAATGCATAAACCAGATTTATTAAATCATACTTAAGGAGGTATGCATAATGATGCATGTACTTACACTTATCCGTGCTGACAAATCTGGAGTTTTCGCAATGCCGGAAGGGCAGACGGTGGATCGTCTTACTGAGGTCTACGTCGACGGGAATTCGGTTCCATTCACACCCATTAAGGAGGGAACTGAAATCGACGTTCCTGCCGCGCGAGAAGACTCTAATGTCAAGGGATTGTTCAAGAAGTAAGAAGGGGATTATAAGATGAAAAAAGAAATCGCCATTATCGGCGTAGGAAACTGTGGATCAATGATTTCCTATCTTGGGCACAAGAAATATCCGGATCTGTTTGATACAGTATATATCAATACCAGTCAGGCAGATTTGTCGATGATCGATGATCCTTCCGCAATCAAGTTCAAGATTGGGATTGCGGAAGAGGTTGAGGGTTCTGGAAAGAATCGCTCCAAGATGAAGCAGTATCTTCGTGATGATATTGAGAAAATACTCTCCAACAAAGATTTCCTCGACGTTATTGCGCAGAAGAAGTATGTGTTCATCACAACGTCCCTGGCTGGCGGTACTGGATCGGGAGCATCTCCGGTGCTTCTCGATATTCTCCGTCAGGCATTCGTCGATACGCATTTCATCCTTGTCGGCGTTCTTCCAAAGATCAAGGATAGCCTCGCGGATCAGGGAAATGCACTTGAGTTCCTCTCAGAACTTTATGAGGCGCTCGGCGACAACACTACGTACATGGTGTATGATAACGAAACTGTTTCTGATCAGTCGCCTACCCAGGCACTCGAGACAGTCAATGAAAACGTTATCGAAGATATCCGTATTCTGACGGGTATCGACAATTACCCGACGCAGTACGAATCCATTGACCCGGCAGATATGGAGAGTATCATCACGACACCGGGTCGTCTTCTCGTTGCTCGTGTGAGAAAGAATCTCACTGAGAAGAATATGGAGGATACTGCGTTCGATGATCTTATCATCAAGAACATCAAGCAGTCTTGTCAGTGTGAGACAGATCGCAATAAGAAGGTGATCCGTTGGGGAATCATCACATACTTCACGGGACCTGTTAACAAACTCTATACATCCAATCTGGATAAGCTAGAGGAATTCATCGGTCGTCCGGATGAGCGTTTCAACCACAACGCAATCAATTCCGACGGTAATGAGAACCTCAACTTCATGTACCTTGTTGCATCCGGTCTTTCGCCGATCAATGACCGTGCGAAGAAAATGAAGGATCGGGTCAACGAATTGAAGAAGGCACTGGCAACGGATGAATCCACTAAGTACATTCTGGCAGGCGACGATGTATCGCGGGAGGCGCTATCCATTCGTAAACGTGAGGAGAAGGTGGAACGTACTCCTGAATCGTTCAAGCCGAAGGATATGTTTGCTAAGTTCATGAAGTAAATACTATATTATGGCTGTATAATGAAGGGGGGAAGATTCCCCCCTTCATTTTTATCGAGAAAGAGGAAAGAATGAACGTACAAGAACTCAAGGCACAAAGTCTTGCAACCATCAAAGATAAGATTGGTCGTAATGTTGTTGCGCCTCTCAACAATCTCGTTGATACAAACTTGGCGGATATCACAACCACAATCGGATCATTTGCCGTTCACTATATTCGTGGAAAGTTTGAACGACAGATTTCCTTCACTGTTGGTCGAAAATACTATGATGCATGGATGGAGGAAGCACTGTATGCAATCCTCCGCAAATATAATGATCTGAAGAAATCTTCTAAATTAACTCTATCGAGTGTCCGTAAGGATGTTGCAGAAGGGAAGCTTTATAGCAAACTGCAGGATGGTGTTCACAATCTGAAGTATCGTGGATATAACATCATCCTCTATATCACAACAAGCACAGAACCAAATGAATACGGTCGTCGTGCAACTCTTACAACGTATACGGTTGCTATTTATAATCTAGATCCAAAGTTTGTCACCTTCTTTGAACAGGACATGATTCAGCACCGCAATGCCATCCTTGCGATTAATCGGAACTCCAACACAGTTCCAATCTATCGGGATTACCATGAAGGTGATGGAACAACATATTGGGAACGTTTAGGATTCATTCCGAAGCGTTCCATCAAAACGATTTATCTTCCAAAAGAGATTAAACAAACGATCGTCGATACCGTCAACAATTTCTTTGCATCCAGGGAGGAGTATCGAAAGTGGGGCATCCCTCATAATCTGAAGATCCTTCTTCATGGCGTGAGTTCAGGAGGGAAAGATTCGATTGCGCGCATGATTGCATCCGAATGGAATCGCAACATCTTCTATGTGAGTGGTGGGAAGAATGGACAATTCATACCAAATGCGCTTATCGACAATGACGATGAAGTATCCCGCCCACTCTATATTATTTCGGATATCGATAAATATCCTGGACTGGTCAAGGACACCAAAGTAAATTTGGAAGATCCGGCATCCAAAGCCGAACAAGCAATGAACAAACAGTTCTTTGGAAATATGATCAATGCGCTTGACGGAATTTTGAGCGGAGAAGATAAGATCATTATTATGACCACCAACTATATTGAGAATTTTGATCCTGTTTTCCTTCGCCCTGGAAGAATTGATCTATGTCTTGAAATCCCATCTGTCCAACCAGAAGTGTTCCGAAAATTCATCTTCGATTTCTATGGTAAGGAACTTCCGAAGACCATAAAGTTTAAAGAGAAGGAAGTGAAGATGTCTAGTCTGCACTTCGACACAATTGTTGCAAAGATGTCTTTCGAAGACATCTGTAAAAAATACATTAAATAAACAAATGAGAGGAGGGAATCCCTCCTCTCATTTTATTTTTTTAGCTTATCAATCTTTTCGTTTATTTCGTTCTCAAATGTAATTAAACGCCGTTTAATGTCTTCGTTACTTTGTAACACCGTGTTGACGAGATCCATAATATCTCGATCTGGGATACGATTCAATAGGTTGTCAATGGATGATGTAAGACTCCCAACCTGTGCCTGGATACTCTTCACAGTATAGTCATTTGCTTTACTTTCGACCATATTCTTCAGACGAACAATTTCAGAACTCTGATCGGAGGAAGCCAGTTGGTTTACGGTATTTAATACTTGAATCATGTCTGACTGGTTCGCTTTATTCTTCAAGATTGATGGAAGATCTGCTACATTATTGATGGTAATCGTTCCGATATCTTCGACTGTAATGCGATCTCCTTGCGTCACCAAACCATTCTCGTCTACGTGAACTTTGGTGAATGTTCCCCCATATATTGGAACATTGGCATCTAGTTTCTTATTGAGTCGACTAAGTGCTGTGTTAACAACTTCTTGTGATGCAAGGGATGGAATTCGTGATTCGATTAAATTAATCTTACTAATTAAACTGCGCGGAATATCGTCCATCGTAAGTTCAGATCCACTGATAATGCGACCATCTTCTCCATAGCTTACTTTTACAGCAGTTCCTGGCGCAATACGATATTTCTCTTTCCTTTGATTGAGAATACCGTTCAATTCTTCACGGATGGTTTTAATCGCATCTTCTAACCCAGCGATCTTATCCATGGTAAGCTCAGGAATATCAATTGGAAGAAGGGATTCGCTTGACGATGTAACCCTCCCGAATTCGTCATAATTGATTTTTATACCGGATCCAGCTTTGATCCTCTTTTCCTCTTCATGCTTCTCTTTAGATTCTGAGGACTTTTTTTGTAGACGTTCCAATAGGCCATCAATCTTTTCAATCGGGAGCAGCGGGATATCTCCAGCTTCAAGATCCTCTGACTTCATTACTAGACCATTAGAATCGTAATAGATTTTGCAACCTGTTCCAGGTCGAATCCGTTCTTTCCTTTGTACTGCCATCTGAATATCGATACGCAATCCAGAAAGGGATGCGATCAATTCTCGTACATCCTTTTCCAATCGGTTTACCTTTCCATTTAATTCATTCAAATCCATTTGGTTCACCTCATATTCACCACAGTTATCCGTTACTTTTTAGTCAAGCCATCTGACCCTGTAATAAACATTATTCGCCACGAACAGGGAGCGTGAAGGAAGATGCATGATAATATGAAAAACCCGTTTGACCCGAAATTCTATCAACATGCATTTGACACTTTTAACAGCATTGCAGACGAGCAGGAGCGTCGTGATGATCAGATTGTGGAGGGGTATCGATTCCCTGATCCAGACGGAGCTCGTTCTAGTGAGGACTATAAAAATGCGGTCACGACAAACTCATTTCAGCAAGAGGCTTTAAAGGAATCTCTTTTTAAGATCTATAAAAATTCTTCTCATAATATGATTGCATCAAACCACGATACGGTTGGATTTTATCAATGGAAGGGGCATATGTCAGATCTTGTCTATAGTGCAAATACCGATATATGTGAACTCCATCTTCCATCAAAAGAAATTCTAGTTGAACCAACACATCGTGATCGATTTAAACTCTCCCAATGGTATCGGAAGTGGGTGAAAGTAGAAGATCTCATGAACAATTGGGATGTTTTCCAATTCACCATCCTCCTTTTCATTGATCGACGCGTGTATTCTGAATATGAAATGTACTTTGATGATCAAGAGGTATTCATTCGATTTAAATACAACACATATTGGAAGAATCAAAATCATCCCATATATGTTTATAAAATTCCGACAAATGCACAATGCCGTATCAAGATATCACGAGAGCTGTGCGACAACCAGTGGGATTGGAAGTTACCAACCTCATTTATTCCGGAAAAGAGAATTCTCAATAGTAAGAACGTTGTGATCGCAATCAATCGCATTGGAGATTCGAGCATCCGAAAAGACGGAAAATCGAAAATCGAAGTATTGGGAGATAACATTGAATTTCTCCCCATTGAAGAAAATGGTTATATTGACTTACATCAATTGAGTAATTTCAATAAATCATACATTCGTTCTGAGTACGAAGATTGGATCTGGATGTCCATCTTCGTCCCAAAATATTTCTTCGAATATCCGATTCTAAACACGGTGGATTCTATATATAAGTTATATAAACCAAAACTCTATCCCGTCGTCACAAGAGAGTTTGATGATATCGTCAAGCATGTTTATGCAAATCATAATCAAGAATCTAAGCAAATCTTCATTGACTGGAAGAATGATATGTTTAAAGCATACAATGGGTGGGATCGAATGATTCGCCCCATTGTGTTGTCCGACGCATATGAAAAACAATCCTCTGAAAAATCAGACGAACTGGTTGCTGAACTAAAAGCATTGCGCGATCTAACCATTGTTGCAGCAGACCATGTAGAAACATTCCGTTTCTATATCAAGGAGAGCCAAGAGCTTTCCAAAGATAAAGTACGCGATGATCTGGATGCTCTGACGAAAGACTATGAATCCGTTTATAATGCTTATCGAAGGTTCTTAAAGACTCGCGGCATGGAGGAATTTGATGAATATGAAGAACTCTTCCACAAAACGTATCAACAAGCCGTCGTTGAAATCAAAGAAGCGATGCGAGATACACAATGGATTTATCCAGATCGCCTCTGGCAGGAAAGCTTCTGGAAAGTTACTTCACGATTGATCACAATCCCACGGGAACTTGCGGATCGTTATATTTCTCTTGAAATCATTTCAGGAATGGATCGCATACTATTGAGAAAGACGGATGATCTTACTGGAACGATTCGTTTTCAGCGACCCATCGAAGAACGTAATTTTTGGGTATTTGAATATGATGTCGATGACCGTTGTTGGCGTCCGTCCGAAATTAAGATAGAACATCATTTTCCGGACGTCTATTTATTAGACGATCCAAATACGGATGTGTTGGAGAGTAATCGTATTTTCAAAACGTTCTTTTTCTACTCCGATACCATGAATGTCTTGAGTGAAACAATTCCATCTATACATGCAAGCCATGCATGGGACGATGATATGCGTACTTATTACTTTGAACATCGGGCCAGTTATCGTGACATCTTCATGGAAAAATTTTACTGGATGGGTCTTCGATCCATCTATAAGGGCGTTTTATTATCTTCCTATAAATGGGAACTCATTGAATATGTTGCGAACAATCCATCTTTCGAGCGTTTCAATACTCTTTTCCTGAAGACGATGGATCCATATTTCAAGATGGGGCTAGCGACGTATCTAAGCTCAAACGATCATGGTTTCCCATTCGATTATGATATTCATAAGCTTGAAGAGTCGATGCATCAAACGTATTTAGATTATCATCGCATTACAAATTTTGAGATATACTTGGAACAAAGTTGGATACCGTCGTACTTTGATCACCTATCTAAGATAGTGGATGGGTGGGATCCCGGAACTCGTCTCATTCGTCGTCCCCCATCGACGTTTGATTTGCGCCGTTTACAACCAGCCCTTTACGATATTCAGAAAACGATCGTGGATACCACTCAGGATGTATTGGACGACTTGGATTGGGTTCTCGGAAATTTAAGTACGGAACCGTATAATCTCAATATTTCGGTAATTCGGTCCTTCCGCACAATGATTACGACTCTACTTAAAGATTTCCAATTCAATTTTGATTTCATTGCTGATATGGATCTCAATATTGTTTCCATATATGATATCAATAAACTGATTGCAAATCTGAATGCTTATTTCTTATCTGCTGGAATGTTATCTGAAACTCTGAAAGGATTGCGACAACATGTAACCGCGGAAGATATTTGGTTGAATAAGCGCGAAACACTAACACGGGTGAGAACCCATATCAACTCTTTACAGAAGTACATTGATCGCATTGCAACATTACAACAGTCGTTTGATATGGAAGATTTTATGCGATCAATTAATGATCTCCGCTCATATTTAGATCATGCAAAGACAAATCCAGATGATAAGAGCTTGATTGGTCAAATCAATCGATTTGATGATCCTTGGACAATTTCGATTAAGGAAGCGCGCAATAAACTCTTTGTATCTACAACGAAATTATATGCATTCTATAATGCAAAGAAATCATATACATCTGATGAAGTTACTGATTTCGTAAAACTCGTCGATGTTGTGAAAGAGGATATTAGTTCATTCAAGAAAGAAATTAAAGAGTTTTGGCGTGTTACGCAATTGACCAAAGATCAGGACATCGTTGATCGATTGGATCATATTACAGATCGTATGAATAATTTCCGTGCAACGCTTCTTACCTACTATGCCGTACGTAATGAACTCCGCCTTCGTATCAACGAAACAAAACAGTTCTTTGATTTGATGAACCGGTATACATTACGCACAAAAGAGATTGCATACCGTGATGCAATTAAGAACTATATGGATCGTGTACTCCAACATATGTCCTACATTGTTGGCAAGAATCGTAAAGTGGAAGCAGAGCGTGTGATTCAAGCGTCACTGCATACACTGGATCTATGGAATGTCTTCAATCAGTTAGAACAGGATGTGTTTGAGAGACTTCTTTCGGTTGTGAAAGAACCGAGTCGATTCATTGATGCAATCTATGGGCGTATTGATCAGCTCAAAGCATTGATTTCATATATGGAAACAGTTAATGAATCATATGTTTCTGATCAAAAGAATCCGACTTACTCCAGCGTCTATCAGATCAATGACGTTGCATTGGAACGAAACGGGTTCCAATATAATATCGATGATCTCATTTTTGTGCCAAAGGTCGGATGCTACAAAGTTACTGTAATTGAAGGCAAACTTGCACATGTAAAGTCAATTAAACCATACAAAGTTCGCACAACAACCTTCCGAGACCCAATGAGTCAGGAGAGCCCATATCACACTGTATCATCATCGAATGGCGTTGGACTTACGATACGTGCATTATCATCGAAAGAACAGAAAATCATCAATGATGATGCGGTTGTTCCATACCTCAAACGAATCAGCAACGTTGTTGTCAATATCAAAGGATTCCTACTGACCTCAAACCCATATAACAACCATGAATATGAAATCATTTTATCGAAGATTGAAGAAATTCAACAAGAGTGGAATACACTGCTTTCCATATATAAAGACCATATAAGTGAGAACAGTCAGTGGAAAATGAACTCCTTGATGAAAACATCCTCCAGTATTATTGAACCATCAAGAGCATTTATGGAGAATCGAAAAAGAATTAATCCACAACCATTCTTTGATTCCCTAGAGAATCTCCTAAGCAGTGTTGCATCATATGTCGAGGAGACGAATCAGAATACAGAGACTTTCTCATATTATGATGAACAGATGAGAATTGCTTATGCACAATTAAACACCTTTATTGGAACAGGAAGCACGTGGTCCGATGAAGAGGATTTAAAAACCGTTCTCTTTACTTGTAAGGGAAATCTTAAAACATATCAGAGTATGATTATTAATAAATTTCCAGACGAAGCAAAGGATAGATTCAATAAGATTTGTGTAAAGCTTTTCCAAGATATTCGAAACATTACTGAAGCAATCGACGCATCCTATCGGTTTAAAACGCCGATTCAATCGGTCTATAAATTTATTGAAGAGGATCTCAAATCCATTCGTCTTACACAGCAAAAAGATGTTTGGTATCGAATCGATCGCATTCGTCCTGCCAAGCAGGGGAAGGGTTATCGAATGGGGGATATTTTGGAAATTGTTCCAAATATGGACGATCCCCGCTATAAAACTCTATCCAATGAAATGCGAGAGGTTATCCAGAACGATAAAATTTATGTTCAAGTCTCTGAGATGCAGGAACAACGTGTTACGAAGATTCGACCCCTCCTTAATTATGCGCTCCCCTATATCCTTTGGGGAATTCGTGAACTAACCTCCGTTACTGGAAACGGGACGGGCCTCACGGCAGATTTCTTCTCACATCAAGTCGGATTGGAAGATTCTGTATTGCTGAGAGATCCAAATTCATACAATCCGCCAGATCAATTTTATCAAGACAACGATTTGATTGCATACGAATTTGAAAATATTCATGATATCAATATATCATATGATGTTTTCCTTGGTGGAGAACAAACGAAAAATTTCCACCACCGCCATCATATGAAAGAAAATCAACTTCATCCACGAAAGCATGATGTTATTTACCTCAATGCAAACGATGTTATGAAGTTATCAACAAAATCCATCCATATTCCAGGAGCAAACTATTTCATTTATAAAGTAAATTCTATCGATATTCAGAATCATGGCGCTGGCTACGCAGTTGGACAAACCATTTACGTTCCTGCAAATGGAGCAACCGTAAAGCTTCGTGTTGCAGAACTAATTCCAAGCCCGTATAAAGGAATTGCTAAGGTTGCTTTAGAGGAATCGGCAATCGTTTATGGAGATATCAATCCATCTATCAAAAATACGACCGTATCCTTTGATGATATGAATAACATCGATGATGAGTTCCATGTTGGTGCATATGATCAGGTTACACTCGATGGAGTTAAAAAGGCTGCTACATTGAGCTACCCGCAATCAGAATATGAATACGTTTCAAAGCGATTGGATAAACTCAACGAAGATCTACGTAATGATCATTATATGTATCGAGACGTGAAAATGATCGATGTAGATCCACCTGCAAATCAGGGAGACTACGAGTACCATTGGTATCTTGGAAGCCGTATTGACAATTCTCAGGTACCTCTGAAAGATTCTCATATTTGGAATGGGATTCGAAATATCATTCCGCCAACCGATCCATTCTTACCAGATATCCGCCGTCTCCCTCCAGACCAGCCAATCAAAGGGGAATATCAAAGCATTGGTCACGTGAAGATGCATAGTAAAGTGGAAGTCAATATGTATATGACAGCCAAAGATGATCATGCAATTCTTCCCTATTATGGTGGCGATGTTAAGTTTGATTTCGGGTTCCGATATATGAAATTGAATGCCAATCATTTCACCTACAAGGACGGAATCGTTGGCTTAAACTTTGACTTCCTACGTGCAACGAATGCCGACGTATCTTCTCTATTCTTTGGAAACATCTTCCCGATGCAGCGCATTGAAAATCCGTCGCCGATTTCCATCCCATTATCGAATGTTATTTTCGACGATCGTTATTTTATGAAGGATTCGGAAGGTCACCTCTATTTGAATCTAAAGTATATTATGGCGATGGACGATCGTATCATCCGTCTCTTCAATCCAGACGTTGTGTTGAAAATGGATTCATTTGAAGAAGACCACACAATTATGTCAATCATGCGACTACAATTCAATGGAGAACATTTCGATGAAAAAGATTCTATAATCTCGCTCAACTTAAAACGACTTCTTCTAAATGAAAACGAACATGAAGATTATCAAAAGAAACCAGTTGGTCGTATGATCGTTCCTCAAACAATGTCATCGGATGGTGGTTCTGTCTCAATTTCTGTGGAGCTCGACCATTATCGACGATTCACCCCAATTCGATTTGTTGCCCCATATGTGGATGGAGTCCACTCACAACATAGTCTAATTCCTGCAACAGGAGGATCCTATAATTTTCATATTAGTTTCAAGCTCCATAAAGAGGATATTGTCTACGGCGATAAATCCGTTCTGAGCCATGATGAACTTCCGATTCATATTAAGGAATGGCCGGAAGCAATGATTGGGAAAACCGTCATCGTAGAACACGATGAGCGTTTCCGCAATCATCGTATGAAATATGTGGTCCGATCATTCATGATAAGTGGGTTCATTATATACCATGAACCCGAGTACGTCGATATGCGTTGGAACGAATTGCAGGTAGATTGGACGACAGCAGACTATCGTCCAGACCTCCCAGGCTATATTGTACAATATCCGTCGGCTCCATGGCGCGATGATACGCTTGCATGGAGAGATATCCGTTCGAATATTGCGGATGGGACCTATCAAAGATTCATCGATGAACCGAAACTTCATTATGGTACGTATATTCATCAAATGAAACGAGATGATATTTCTATTTTCAACTGGACAACGAGACAATGGGAGGATCTTAGTGATCGACGGAAATGGCAACTGGAACTCTTCCATCCTGTACGTTCTGATGAAGTCAATAATGCAAGGCTCAATGGAAACCATTTCGTTGAAACCCCGCGCGGGGTTGAACTCAACCTTGAATATCTAGTTGCAACTATTCGCGACATTCGATCACTCTTTGGAAAAGATATTCGTATCATTAAGCTTCCAACAGCGAATCCATTCCCAATGAATGCCAGTGTAAAATTTAATTCAGAACACTTCAAACAGATCGGTGATTTGATAACACTCAACCTGCCAAATATCATGGCGTTTAATATTGAAATTGAAAATCTCTTTGGGAAGGGAATTCATATCGATCGATCATTTGATCCAGTTCAGTTCAAGAACATTGTTGAATTCGATCAGGATTATTTTATGATTGATGAAGATGAGATCATTTCATTGAATCTCGTAAAGTTGGCCGGTAATAGTACTCCGATCAAACGCTCTATCAAATATGGATTCCGACTCACCTATCATGAACTAGGGTTCCATTCCTATGACATGGAGGTATTCCTGAATAAGATTCCACGAACACAAAATAAGAATGCTGTCCTGAAACGGAATGCGATAATGGATATCTCTGCGCATATCGTTGGAGAGGTTAATCGAAAACCAATCACATATCATGTGAACACAGGTAACCATGTTCGTATTCGAAAAATATTTCCATATGAACAGCGGGAACAATATCAGATCGGCGGAAAATCTGGTTATATTATGAACTTCAGGCTTGCGCCGTATATTCACTTTAAGAACCAGATATTGTTGCAAGATATTAAGATCTTCAATCGAACGGCAGAACGTTTTGAAAATCTACTCGATCCACAACGTTTTGAAGTTCGCTTCAAGGATAAAACACAAACGAATCATGGATTTGAAACGAATACGCGCATGATTTCATCTGTTATTGGGGATCTTGGAGAAGAGTTTTTCGATGGACCGGTATGGGGATGGAACGAAGAGATGCAGGTTCATCTTTTTGGCGAAGTAATTGCAGATATTCATACCGGACAAATTCAGTCCTTCCGTCCAATATATTGTCCAAATCCACCAACAATAGATATGACGCTTGAGTTCATATTATATCAAACCGAGCAGCAGACATCGCAACAATCTGGATCAGTACTTATTGAATTTAAAACAGAGCGTACGGAAGTGTACGGGGACGGGTATCTTCATAAAGTAACCAATCCTTTTGCTCCTGTTCCAGAAGAAATTCAAATTATTGCTCAATTTGATTTAGATCGACCATATGACTATGATGTCATCATCGATAAAACATATCGTCAGATCAACTTTATTGAAGATAAATGGTTATCCACACCAACATTCCGGATTCCAAAGCGCAATGTTCCAAATAATCGCTTATATGTGTTGACGGAAAAAGGACGTCTTCCACTTATTAACCCATCTACACGAAAACCAACGCTAATTTCAAAAGAGGATGAATATGGGACCTCAGTGACATTCCTAGGATTGTATCGTCCTTATCAAGAATTGACGATCGTCACAACTCCATACACAATGCATTCCGTTTATACTCAGAGACGCATTCCATCTCACGGATACATTAACTTGTATGGAAAGATTAATAAACCTCTCAATCGAAACTATTTTGAATTCTGGGTCAATGGAAAACTGCTTTCCGATGAAGTAACTATAATATCTCCAACGAAGATTTTCCTTCATGGATTAACTTCCTTGAAGAATTTCGAACTGATCGAAATCAATCGAGATCCAAACGAATACTTCTCAAACGGGTTCCTTCATGTAAAATATTCGAAAGATCGTCCACGAAAATATTGGGATTATAACACATACATTGATGCCGCGTTAGAAGGAACTCTATCGGAAGACAATTATACATTAGCGGAACAAGAATCTCTTCTTACACCCGTATGGAAACAGGTTGACCCTACACATCCATCCTTCAAAGATTATCCACCAAACACAGATACTGATGAAGATATTTTACAAACAACTTATGCATTTGACCAACCAAATGTTGAAGGCAGTGGATCTTCGTTCCAATACATGATGATTGATCCTCCGACCCTGGAGGGGGAACCGTTTGTTGGACGAAATATGAGGTTCGAACAGTTTGGTTTTATGCCCATTACCAACGACATGATCATTGAACTTCTCAACGAAGAGTGGGCGGAAGAGATCAAAAACAATCCATATTTCCATAAACACATCGTCATCGATGATGAACAATGGTATGGAGCGGTTTCTCGTATGTATACCGTATCAGGTGAATATACGGATACGCTGGAAAATACCGCATATCATACATATGATGATGCGGTCCTTCATATCAACTCCAAAACCAAACGCTCTGAAATCATTCGAGAAAAGAAAACATATGATCTCACATAAATATGAATGAGAGGGGGCCACCCCCCTCTCATTCATATCTTTTGACAAAATATTAATTGTATAGGGAGTGTATGCAATTAATGTTGGGATAGATTGGATGTGTTTGACATGAAACGGGTAGTGAACAAGATCGAGGTTATTCTTGTTGCTGTCATAGTCATTTCCATTTTTATATTAACGCATACGATTGATTCGAAGTTTCGAACAACGACAATTACGCACAATGTACTAACATCAGAAACACAGAGCGATGACATGTTTATCAAAGAACCGTTTAGTTATAATTTGGACGGTGTAACAGAAGTAGAAGTTTACGACGCTAGAATGGTTCGTTTATCAAAGAACGTTTTCAAAGATGATCATCATAATATTTCTATTGAGGATTTGGATAATAGTTATGAGTTATTTGACATTATCCGAAAAAATCCGCACGGACATATCGATATTGTATTGGCAGACGGTTCATCAGAAAATGTTTATTTTCGATGGGGATATGATGAGCATGGGACGAGGGAATTGCTTGTTGTATACAATGCTGGAAATATTGTACCGGGCTTATGGATGTTAAACTTCTTATGCTATCTTGTACTAGTCTTTGTATTTGGTCTTGTGATTTTACATAAATTGCATACACAAGAGCTTTATATTAAGGATTACCAAGATACTCAAAATCGCATACAGGAACGTATGCGCTAACTAAACCAACGGAAGGGAACGATAGAGAGATGGACGAAAGCTTATCCGCCGTCATTATTGCGTTGATTACTGGACTTTTTTCTACAGTATCCCTCTTGATCAAGACACGTCAAGAGAAAGTGATCACGAAGATTGATAAACAAAACGAGTTCATTGAAAAAGAAAAGAATCTCAAACAGCATCTGGATCAGTGTGAAAAGGAACGACTAATGATCATGAAGGATATCATCATGTTGATCCTTGATACAAACCTACGTCTGTTGGAGAAACATGACGGAACCGATGATGCTGATGTAACTCTTTTCGAACGTTCGAAGATTTATAAAGAACAGCTCGAAGAGAATGCAAAGGCGATGAAAGAATTTGGGAAAGAGTATGAGATTTTACTCAATCTTTCTAGCTTATTTCAACAAGAACTCGATAAACTGAAAACATCGTAATCATGATCGTGGGGAATTCCCCACGATCCCATTCTTTTCAATTATATATTATTTGCATGAATCGAGTGCGATTTATATTAACAATGGAATTTGTCCACTGATAATGTAAATTGTGCTACACAATCAATTCTATTAACAGGAGGAGTTCAAAATGAAGAACACCAGTGCAAGCGAAGTACTCGCAAAACTCAAAGGCGAAGGTAATGTCGACAAGACTCTCGTCGGTAAGGGAAGCTTCTCGAAGAGTGGCTTTGCTGATCTTACGACGGCACTCGTCAACGATACCGGTTTCAAGGTTAAGTCGGTAGATAAGGACGGAAAGACTGTAGAGACAAGCATCTCTGAGCTGATTCGTTCCGATCTGAAGAAGACTCTTGAGATGGCGAAGTATCCACAGAAGAGCGAAGCGGATATTCTCAATACATGTGAGATTCGTGCAACGGGTCTTGCAGAAGCAATCCCACACATCGTTCTTGCACAAATGCAGGCAGGTCGTAAGTTCGATCTCCCGACGCAGAAGGACATGGTTGGTGCAATCTATCTTGCAAACAATCCGGGAAAGACGAAGACTGTTCAGGTTCGCGATATCAAGACGAAGGAGACGCTTGGTACAACGACGATCACAAGTCAAGACTCCATCCAGGTCCGTGCCAAAAGCCCGGTGCCGAAGAACCTTCAGACGAAGGTGCGCAAAGATCTCAACGGAAACGTTGTAAAGTAATTGAACCAACTGCGTGAAGAAGAGGGGAAATTTCCCCTCTTCTTTTTATTTTCAAAGGAGAATTTCATGATCGATTATACAAATTTAGAAACGCTTCATGAAGCGTTTCCAATTCCATGTGAATCGTTCGAAACGACAGGTTTTCAGGATGGAATTGTGATTCGATTTAAAACATTTCATCTGAAGATTTATGATGATGAGCGCGAGAACGCTTATATTGTTTATGGTTATCGTTATGGAGAAAATCGACCTGTGTTCATCTATAAGGTGAAGTGGAATGATTTCAAGAAGTTCGCTGCACAATTTACGCAAGATAACCATCTTCATTTCTTTGGACGTATGTGTCACTGTGATCTTGTAGAGAAGGCGTGTTTGAATGAATCTCATTAAACAACTTTATGGACAAAAAGATTCTGGTCGCAATATTCTCCTCTATAGTGGTGGAACAGATTCTACTCTGCTCTTATATGAACTGACACAAGCATATCCTGATCAAATTGTATGGACAGTATCTATTAAAGCGCCGTGGTTAGATCAGAAGAAATATGAGTCTGAGCTTGAGGTTCGCCGTAAATTCATTGCCCATCTATTGAATAAGGGACGACTAATCCGTCATCAAGAGGTTTGTGTATCACATAATCTTATCGAGGAGATGCAGCCGGTTGCGAAAACGGAAGCGGATATGCTTCAAGCGGAGTGTGGAGGTTGTCCACAAGCAGTATACTGGTTAGCATCATTACTTATCTACTTAAAGAGTGGCGACCATTTCTATTATGGCTTACTCGGGATCGATGATAATGCGTCATCGATTGAAAACTATAAATATGGGATGAACTATTTCCTAGCAACGCTAGATCGAACTAATATAGATTTGCGAACACCATTAATCCATAAGACCAAGGATTATGTTCTGTCGAAATTACTTGCTTATGATATTTATGATTACACGTGGCATTGTGAAATGCCTAAAGAAAAGAATATTCCGTGTTATAAGTGTCAGCCTTGCATGAATCATCTTAAAGCATTGGCGGGAATTGCAGAATTCCATAAGGATGAAGAAATCCGAAATAAAGCAAGAAAGTTAATTGATGAAGCACATGAAAAAATGAAATAAAGAAAGGAGGGGAATTCCCCTCCTTTCTTTTTATCGAGTAATAACACCAGAAATTGGCGACCATCCAACTTTTCTTGATCCATACCCAAAAGACGGATCGTTTTTTGGGGAAGAGTTGTATGTAAAGGCTACACCGGTTGCCCCGTTAATATAAATGACACGATCGGTCACATCAACCTCTTTGATCTTTGATGTAATCGGATCAATAACGCGATCCATGAATTTTTGATCGGACTTCGGGTCTCTCTGAGCGATATGAAGGTAGGGGACTGAAATTGCATTCGGATTATTACTAGTGATTGCATCTGGATTTCGATTCATAGAATCGATCATCGTGTCCATCATGAATTTGTAGTAATTATTGAAATTATTGGTATCTGGATTAGAGAGGAAGAGTGCCTTAATGTCACATGGACGTTCTACACCCATTGGTCCTTGATCGACCCATTCTCCTGTGAATACCTGGACCCCATCTCGTATAACCCAAGACGGATTCTGCGTATTGATTACATATCGGAAAAGATGTACATGAACACCTGCCGTTGCATTTCCGCCGTGTTCATGATAAATTGTTTGTGAGCTGTTTGGACTTCCGACTGGACCACCGCGTCCAGAATTGATCCCACTATATGCTGGTCCAGCTGCTGTACTCCGAACATTTACCATACCATCCTGCGTATCTGGGCGATTGACATCAGACCATTCCGTGGAATTGTTTGAACGTACGGTTGGAGTAACATCTACATAGGCATAGAGGTTATTCTTGATTTGAGTCGCATTTGTTGAAACGGTTGCATTACATGATACGGAAAGAAGTGCTCCATGACCGACACCACTCGTATTCTTGAATGGGATACCAACCCCATTGGTTGATGGACTCTGTTCAAAGATACGATCACGCATCGGGTGATATTTTCCAGTCTGAATCTGACCACCGGTTCCAACCGATGTCACTTCATAGAGGAAGACATCATCAGCAAATGTCCAACGAAGAAGATCGCCGACCTTGTACTCCTTGCCGGGTTTTACAATTGATATGACAATATCCTTCGAATCATATGTAATTGAAATACGATTGTATCTCCACTGGTATAACTGACTTGTCTTATAGATCTCACCTTTTTGTGGAAGCTTTGTATAGGGAACCGGTTCCCTCTTATCCAGAACTACTTCCATATTGGATGGATTCATTGGTTGTGCGAGATAGGAATCTTTATACATGAACCGATCAAACCAATTTGGACTCCAGATTCCATCAAAGATATAGTAGTTGTAATCCCTTCGTGCACCAGGAGATTCTTTCTGGTTTCTTAATGGTTTCTTCTGCCCAATCAGATCAACCTTATTGAGTTCTTCCACGGAACGGAAAATTCCTGGAAGATATCCGGATGGATGATCGACTCCACTGAATCGTTTATTATACCCCTGGGAACTTGTCACATTATCAATACGATCATTGAATCCAAATTGTGAACTATAAGATCCACGTTCATCTGCTTCTCCGTATGTGAATTCACCATTTAACCCAAAGCGACGATTCTCCAAGTATTTTCCACTGACATCTTTTGCAATTTCTGGATAAACAAATGTACGATCATCCACATTGTCTAGAACGTAGCGATTTGAATCTGTAAAATTATTATCTGTGTGCCTATAATCTGGGTCAGCAACAAAATCGAGATCGTTTTCGAGATCTGTAATTCTGGTTGGGATGTCACAAACACGCGCGAGTGTTCGGGCAGGAAGTTTTTCAGCCCGCGTCTCATTGTTTGTATAAATGATATCATCGTTGGAAAACAGGTATGCGCGACCATCGTATGGATCGAACAACAACGCAGCAATACGTTCGTCGGTTTTCTTATCCATTTCGAATTCACGATTCAATCCAAGCCCAATGCGATTCTTGATGCGTGCCATTGCACCAATTTGAACTTTATTGACTTCGCATTTCTTACTTCCCTCGGACATGGCTTCGTCCCATTTATCTAAATTATGTACGACCCCAAACAATCCGCTATCGACATGAACGCCAGCATACCCGGCCATTCCATCGTTATCAGGGAACGTGCGAATCTCCATCCGTTGGTATCGCACATCATTATGCATTGCACCACTATATTTCCAGAGATGTTGGTTATCGTAATAATCGGCATCGCGATTTGGTTTCAAATTCCAATGAAGACGTTCTTGTCGGAGAAGTTGTCGAAGTCCATCGGGATTCAAATATTTCAATACCTGTTCTGGGGTTGTGCGAAGCTCTTCCCCGCTAGGTAGTATGGAATTTCCCATGAAGAACCCGTCCTTTCATTTTATATATTCTCTATATAGTCATGGTTATATAGGGGGTTTTCAGATAGATAAATAATCATCCGTCAAACGACTCCATTTATAATTGGATATGAATTAGGAGGTATCAGAATGAACGTTTATTTGAATCGGATTGATGGGATTGATGATGCAATCGTTTCTATGTTATTCAGTAAGAGAAGCTGGACAAAAGAAACGGAGAATCGTATCCGCAACATCAATCGAATGGTGAATGAACCAATCGGTCGTTATATTCCTCAGGATTCTGTATTTGCTTCCCAGAATGAGAAGCTCTATGAGGAGTATAACGATTATCTCGACAAGGTCCTTAAGTGGGGGACAAAACATATCACACTGTTGAAATTCATCGATATCTCCGTTACGGTGGAAGGCATTCATCGTGCTGGGCAAGACGATTGGGATGCACACGCACAGCGTTTTCAGAATCGTATCGTTCGCTCGTCTACTCGACTAGCAACATTTGATGAAGGAGAAGTGTCTGAGTTTTACGTGGATAAGATCATGTCGACAGATACTGTATTAAAGGCGCTCGGGCTGGAAGTTCCAGAACATGTAACTAGAGAAGATGGGACGAAGTTCGTCAAAACAGTTAACGGATATATTCGCGAAGATCTGAAGGAGAATAAGGATGTACTTCGAGGATTGTATATGTTATCCATTCCTTCCAACTTCATCTTCCGTTGCAACCTGGCAGATTGGGCGCATGTCTATAAAGAGCGTGGAAAACATGGTGGTGCAAATCCAGAAGTGAAATATTTGGCAGAAGAGATTGCTGATCAACTGGAATTGTTCCAGCCGAAATTTACACGAGAAGTTTGGATGAAGGTACAGAATTGAGGATATTATGGAACTAAAAGAGCACGAAGAGGCGTTCTCCATTCGTCACATTGGAATTCGGTATATTTGTGAATTCTGTAACGAAGGTGAGATGAAATATTTTGCTCCTGGTGATGAAAATGCTGCTCTCTTTGCACACCGTTGTACCAATTGTGGGAAAGAGATGCTACTTCCAAAGATGTACCCATATATTGAGTGGGTTCCTGGTGAAAAGATCAACAAGGAGAATATATGGAAACCAAATTGATTGTGTTTGAAGGAATTGATGGATCTGGCAAAGGAACGCAGTGTCAGATGCTTGTTCGTCGACTGGAGAAACTTGGGAAGAAAGTCCTCAAATTCCGTTATCCGGCATATCAAGATTTGTCGTCAATTATGATAGAACACTATTTGAGCGGGCGACTGGTTCGATTTGGATACGAGAATCCCTACACAATCAGCGCTATATATGCCATTGACCACCAACTCTCTTTCCAGAATCATCTCAGGTCAGCATATGAAGATGATGAGACAATCATCATACTGGATCGCTACATTGGCTCCAATATCATTCATCAAATGCCAAAACTTCCAGAACGTGACTGGAATGAATATATTGAATGGATTCATTCCTTTGAATTTGGAAAACTGAAACTTCCGCGTCCAGATATCACGTTCTACATGGATATAGATCCAGAAATATCCATGAAGTTGATTACATCCAGATGTCGTGCACAAAATATTTCCCCAGATATTCATGAACAAAATGCAGAATATCTGCGGATATGTGCGCGCGCAGGATTATACGGCGCAGAAAAGTGTCGATGGGAGATCATCAACTGTATGGATAAAGAGACAAATTTTATATCTCCTACAAATATCATTGCAGACCAAATTTGGGAACTTCTTCCCAATGAAATAAAAATATAAAGGGTGTGTAATGTATGGAACAGCACGAGTTTATCTGGATGGCAAATAACATGGGGATTGGGATTGTGACACAAGATGAATCTGGTCACACGGAAGCAAACTTGCGACCGAACATTTGTATCACCCATGATTACAACGGAAACAACTTGATGTTGCTCACATTCAAAGAAACGCGGGAGTTCTACAAAATCAAGACGAAGGATGAGTTGGAAGAAATCTTCCGTCTCCATCTAACGAATGAGAATTTGGAAGTTCCACTGCGCGCTTATGCAACAGAATCTCTCAAACAAATCATCTAATCAAACGCTCCCTGCATTAGCAGGGAGTATTTCTTTTCATTCACAGAAGGAGTATTGAATATGAATGTTTCAATTTATATGAATCAGAATAACTACGTATGCATTAATGATACGAAACACATTTTCATTAATTTTGATAGGAAGGATCTTATCTTCATTGAAACTGGAGGGGTGCGACAAGGGCGTCTAGAAACGGTTCATATTTTCATCACAGAGTTTTATACAATCAATAAATACTTTCAATTATTTGTGAAAAAGTATGGGGAACAAGCACGCATCGTAATCCATATTCCATACATGGTGCGTGTAATGAAAGATGGTATCCGGGCACTCTTGGATGGTTCCAAATACCATCTTCATATTGATACAAGTAATGTCGTCTATACATGTGGAGATGGGAAAAATGATTGCGTGTTTGTGAATATTGGAACACAACATGTATGGATTCAGCTACCAAAGTTACCAATCAACATCTATCATCAAAACTTTAAATATCGATTGTTTAAAGAAGATAATAGTGGGATGTATCTTCGAAAAGAATGGAAATTGGAACCGATCAAATATAAGGATGCGATCATTCGTCAATTCAAAAAGGTATGTCCAAATAAGCTTCTTTTAGCATTTCCGTCCGATGAAGCGATCTGGGAATATATTAGCCGAAACCACAAGGAGGAAAAATATGTTTCGAACGATTCATGATCTGATGTCTCCGGTGCTATCGGATCGAACGATCCTAAAGCACAATCGGAAAGGGCAGTTGATTGAAACACCGCTCAAGATGGAGCAGGTACAGCCAAACTCGATTGATCTCACACTTGCGGATGGATGGAAGGAGATTGATCTCGGGAATGGATATGTGATTGATCCAGCGAAGCCAGTTCGCTATCGATCTGGTAAATTTCAAAAACATTTCGAGAGTGATAAAGATCTTCCACCATATCACATTGTGGAGCCAAAGAAGTTTGTGCTAATGGCATCCAACGAGATTCTGAATATTCCAAACGGAATTATTGCTTTCGTGCAAGGACGAAGTTCCATTGCACGCTTAGCAATCCAGACGGAACAAGCAGGGCTCATTGATGCTGGATTTCGAGGAACGATTACATTCGAAGTATTTAATCAGTCTGATAATCCGGTCAAATTGTACAAAGACATGCGCATTGCACAGGTCTATTTCTTCAAAGCACAATATGCGGATCGTCTCTATGGTAAAGAACATGGGTCGAAGTACAATGGGCAAATCGACCCAACGGAGTCGATGATCTACAAGGATTATCAGAAGTAAAGAAAAGAGGGATATGCTCCCTCTTTTCTTTTTTATATATTCTTCCGATAAAAGAAATGTGTTGATAGGAGGAATGCGCATTGTTAAAATACATTAACGATCTACCAAATCCTTATCGAGAACACCTGAATGAAAAGGTGATGCATAAGGAGTATGATCGACCGCTGGAAGAGTTCGTTTATGAATCCTTTCTAGGATTAGAGATTCTCAATAACATCAAAATTCTTGGATACGAATGGGTCCCAGATGAAGATAAATTTGATATCAACGATCATGTTATTCGGCGAAATTCAAACAAAAATAAAGTTATCAAGAATATCACCGAAACCAGATGCGGTGTCATGTATATCGATGTTGAGATTCGTGGATTGGATAAGAACGGACAGCAAAAGGTTCATTATATTAAGAAGCCAATTATTCTACCAATTCAGGATGAAAAAGGGTATTACCTCATCAAAGGAAAGAAATGTTATCTAATCTACCAGATGGTTGATAAAATGATGTACCCATCCTTTGGGGCCGTTACGATCAAATCGCTTATGCCAATCTGTGTCAAAACCGTCAAAGAGGAATTCAAAGAAATCCATAAGACGACAAATAAGCGAGGTACCACAGTTCTTGAAGAAGGAGAAGAATGGACGATCCCAATTTACAATATTCAGATTTTCAAGAATGCAATCAATGTCCTTCTCATTTATTCTCATCTTGGAATTACAAAAACACTCAACTTTATGGAAGTCAATCGGTTTATCAAGGTTATTGATAAAAACTCTGACTTCCCAGTGAAAGACGATATCATCTATTTTGATTGTGGGAAACGATCTGATATCATCGTTGCAGCAAAGAGAAATGTATTCGAGAAAGAAATATATGTACGCTCGATCGTTGGGTGTCTGATCCAGTTATTTAAAGAAACAAAAATCAAGTTTGAGAATATCGATAATTGGGAAGAGTGGATGATCATTGTTGGTGGTAAAAATACCATCAGAAGAGGGATGTATCAACACATTTTCTTCAATCGGTTGTTAGATGATGTTACTAGGAATGAATTGAAAATCAACGACTATGACAAACAAAATATCTACTATTTGCTTCGTTGGATCATACAAAATTATCATACCTTATGGGCAAAAGACAATCTCTCTATGATTAACAAGAGATTGCGTTGCAATGAATATATTGGAAGCTTCGTTACTGCTGAAATCTCAAAGCGCATCAATCGCGTTGTTTCTCTTGGCGACAAAGCGATGCTCAAAGATTTTCTCAATTTATTTAAGTTTCCAGAAGACATATTTATCACGAAATTATACAGTTCCGGAGTATTGCGATATTCAGAAACAAATTCAGATATAGATTCGTACTCTAAGTGGAAAGTCACGAAAAAAGGTCCTGAAGGCTTGGAAACGAGAACATTATTAATAAACTATTGGGACCTTAAACTCTTTGAACTGCTGGAAGCCGCATAAGGTAATCAGCATGCATAATATCTTCGCAAACATACTATCGTTGAAAGGAGGTGATTGCTATGAAACGAAAAAAGTTGGAAGAAAAACTCGGTGAAATGTATCTATCAGAGAAGTGGAAGCCGATCGTGATCAATGAAAGTACTACAAAATATTTTGTATCAACTCTTGGGAGAATTAGGGGACCACAGAAAATAATGAGTCCGTTCGAATTAAACAAGAATAAGAAGGAGAAGTCATATTTATCGATTCGATTTAAAGTGAACGGTATTAGAATTGGGAGACTCGTTCATCGTCTTGTCGCAGAAGCATTTATCCCGAATCCAGAAAATAAACCGCAAGTAAACCATATCGACGGAAATAAACACAATAACTGCGTTGAAAATCTGGAATGGGTAACCCGCGTAGAAAATATGCAACATGCCGTAAAAAATAATCTCCTTAGACCGAGATATGGATCAACAAGCCCGTTTGCAAAACACCTGGAAAAAGACATTCATGAAGTATGTAAACTTCTTGAGTTAGGAATACATACTGTACGAGAAATACATGAATTAACCGGCGTGAGCATCAGGACAATCAATGGTATATTTCGATCAAATAAATGGCATCAAATAACATCTCATTATGATATAAAGAAGCCCGTAATGCGGAAACCGCATAGGGTAATCACAGATGAGATGAATGATTCAATATATAAAATTATTCATGATGGATTTTATAATGTTGCGGAAATATTGGATCATCTCGGTTGGGCGCACAGCGGCCCAAATAAACAAATCATACGTGCACGTTTGCGAAGATATCGTGCTTCAACGACTACCGAATCGAGGATTGAGAAATCCGAGGAGTAGGGTACACATCAAGTGATGTGGAAGTGAAGAGACATTCGTAAGAATGTAAGATATAGTCTCATCTATCATGAAAATGGTAGAAGTTCATTAGAGAACTGCATATCAAGTAGCGTTGATATGTGAAGTAAATGAATTCATTAGGCAATCAAAATTCGAGGAGAATACCGATCCGACAGAGAGCTCTTCATCCATCCATGCTTGGATGCCTGGATATCGCGTCGTCGAGCTCCAGTGACCCTGGTAGAGATTTAGCTTTGGCCAGGAAACTACGTGAACTGCTGGAAAATCTTTGTCATGAATCAAGTTAATTTGTACTTGGTGCAACGAAGACAATCAGCATCAAATCCATGTCAAATGATGTGGAATGTTCATCGACTATCCGCAATGGAGTAGGGATAATATCCCAAAGTGTGTAGCATCATCAAATGATGAAGATATAGTCAGCAAATGCAGAGTTTAGATTTATCACCATATACTGATATGAAGTCCTTATACTTTGATGATTCATTATACGAAAACGCCATGCATTATAAGATCAATCAGTATTTGGAAGAAAATCCATTGGATAAAGATTATGAAGAACTTGTTATCAAATGTGATTCTGAAGAGCAGTATAATTCTATATTGGATGCTCTTTTCAAAGCAGGGGATGGGAAGTTCAAGGTATTCGGGGTATCCAATAATCCAATGGAGATTGTTGTGGAGCCGGATCCCAGAGATAAGTATCGGAAATTTAATGAGGACAATTTAATGAGTAATTCCGAGGAGGAAAATAAATGAGACAAAATGTCCGTTATCAAGCACTTGTGATTCCTTCTAAGATTCGCGTAGAGATTCGGATTTCGGTGGATGATCAGAGAAATCCGGAATACAGTTCCACCTCAGAAACTGGAGATAAAAACGTCTCGCTATCAATCTTCCCATTCATCGGAATTTCCATTACGCGCCCAGGAGAACTTGGAGAGGATGGAAAACGAGTTCGCGCACCCTGGAATCCAAATGATCATCTGACGATGACGAAATATAATCTCCCGATTTTCTGCTCCTATCTAGAAGAGATTCGTGAAGGAATGAAGATCAAAGAGCTATACGTATATCAGGGAAAACGTTTGGAGCTCAATGAAGAAACCGCAAAGAATGTACGACGCGCGTTTATGATTGGACAAACGGCTGTTGAACTTTCCCCAGTTGTCATCGTACAAGAAGATGATACACGCGTAGAAGGAATCAAAATGAAGTTCAATAATGAACAATCACATGTACTACTAACGTTGAATGACATCTGGTCTTTATATTATACATTGACTCATACGAGTATTGATAACATCGTATGGAATATGTATAATGCTTATATTGATAAGAAGAGTTTGCCTAAATTCGCAAACAAGGCAAGTATTGACCTTCAACCAAAGATTGACATTGATATCCCATTTTAAAAAATCATGGAGGAGGGAGTACTCCCTCCTCCATTTTCTTATATATTCTAATCTCGTTATGTTGGTAATTTCTTGAGGAGGTAATTGACTTATGTGGAACCCTTGGAAACTTTTTATGAATAAGGATGATGTTGATCAGTCATTCAGTAGTCTCATCAGTCGAGGTATACGCATTGAAGAAAATGCGATGGTTGGATCGGAAGCACTGCGTATTGATGGAAACATTCGAATGGATCGCATATGTATGGATGAAGCAATCATCGTCTCGAATACAGCTCAGATCAATGTGGAATATCTCCAAGCAAAACGAATCATCATTGATGGTGTCGTTGATGGGATGGTTCGGGCAGATAGTGTATATTTGCTGGAGCATGCGATGCTTCGTGGAGATATACATGCGAAGGAGTTATCCATCGAACGTGGGGCAAAGTTCTATGGACGGAATTTCGTCGTAGACGAGGCAATGGTTTCTGGAGAAGAAGCAAACCAGGAATTCAATTTTCAACCAATTACAAATTCATGAGGTGATATGAAATGGTCGGAATCACAATCGATGCAAATGGTGAGACCTATATCGTTAGCGGAAGTTTTGATTCCGGCTACTATATTGAAGGAAATTTATATTATCATCCCGAAACAAAACAATTATTTTACTATAGTAAAACAGAAAAACGATCGAATCCAACAACTGGTTTCTACCCGATATGGGATGGTGAAAACACCTATGTTACGAAGTATAGCATCAAGGAGTATTACCCAAAGGATGTTATGAAGATCGATACAACAGATCTCGTCAAAGATTTGAGTGCCTCGAAAGCACATGAAATCGTACAGCAGCAACAAAGATCGATGAGTGCTGGACCACTATCATTTCAAATTACAGATGAAGATAATTTCTTTACGCAGTGCATTAAAGAGATTCTCAATCAAAAAGAGTATACATTAGTTGATTTGATTCAGATGACCAAACCATCATTGTCAGAAAAGGTATTATCCAACTATTGTAATGCTTTAAGTAAGATTTCCTTTATGCGTTTGGATAAGTGGCATATTTGGTTACATAACATTCTACATCTGAGTTATGGTGTCACAATATACCATGATGATCGAAAAATCATTTCATTCAAAGAGCCCAATGAATTTGAAGTTGTTGGTCCGTATGATAAAATCTTGAAATCGAAAATGGACCCATTCAAGAAATTGATCAAGGTTACAATGTTGGAGGAATGTATCGATAAATCTGATTTGCGTGGAGATGGGATTGATGAGTATACAATCAATAATATGATGACAATACTCACTGGAACAAAGCCGGTATCTGCGCAACTCTTCAGTCGTTTCATTCGGATGGCAGGGTTATCCTTCCAGATGGATGTGTATGAAAAAGATCAAATCATTTTGACCTATCGTGAATAGGGGGGTACCCCTATTCTTTTTTATTCAGAATTACCAAAGCTATAACCAATATGTCGTGGAGGTGAGTTCATTGCGTTTTTATGATATTCATGGAAAAACACATGCAACTTTGATTGGATCGGTTGTTCCAATCAGTAAAGGAAAAAACAGAATCTTCCCACAACGATCAGTATTATATCCAAAAAAAGAACATGATAAAAGTGAAAAATGCATTGTAGTGGATCGTGACAAGAATGAAGTTGTCCTAATGGATACGAATGGGAAGGTAATCGATACTTCTGCAATCGATCAAGAATTATTGAAGGAGCGTAACGACTTTAAAGAACATATTAATGAGATGGAGCAAAATATTCCATCTCTGGAATCAGTTCGTAAACTACTTCATCCAGAAGAAAAACGATCAGAGTCTAAATGGGGACACCTGAAGAGTATATTTAAAATATAAAATGCTGGCGGGAAATTCCCGCCAGCATTGTTTCGTTTTCAAGGACTTCCTGGAGGAATTGGAGTGGGTGGAGGTGTTGGATTATATACAGATTCTGGAATCTCTGCTGGAGCACTCTTTGTAAATACCTTGGACGAAAGATCTCTATAATTCTTACGATCGAGATCTACGAGAGCATTTGCATCAGGATCATATGCTTTCAACTCAAGTTTCATTGGGTCGTTGAGAAGCCAACCAATCGTATTCTGTTCCGCATAGAACGGTTTTAGTTTTGGAAGAAATCCAATGCGTGGATGATATCCCTTCCCCTTTACTTGGATCTTAACCATATTTGTCATCTCCTTTAATGTCTATAAACACTGCTTAACTATCAGTGTTTTAACCAAACATCTCCTCCGTGGTTTTCGGGAGGATATAAGATGAAGTTACCAAATCATTTTTTATCCCCATAGATAGTAGATAAACTGAAACACTATTGAGTGTTACTTTATTCACAGGATTATTCTCCAATTCATCCAACATGATGTATCCCTTTGTTGAAATCGATTGACGAGCCTGCCTCTTCATAACATGATCATCTGCACGGAATCCATGGAACTCTTCCAATATTTTATCTGCTCCGATGGATACTAGCATCGATGCTTCGATATCAGAATCTCGTGCATTCTTATCGTCTCTGGAAACCTGACCAGTTAGTACATTGATGTGTTCATTGGAGTTCGATAGAGCGTTCTTTTTGTGAAGAAATTGCTGAGTTCGTTTTGTATTGAAATAGCCAACCAAACATTTCTCTTTAGTTCGAATCGGAGTTGTCTTATTTCGATTCAGATGTGGTAGATATACATATTCAAAGAGTTCGGTTCCAATGACCTTTGCTGCCTTCTCTGCATACTCAAATTTGACATCGTGCTCAAAATCAACGATGTCTACGATGAAATTCTCATTATCATCTGCGAGGAACTCTTTCATATATTTCTCGAACTCTTTGTCGTTCATAGGGGAAAATATTGCTTTCATTTTATCTGTATTGGAACCTGATGGATCCAATGCATCATAGAAATCATATATGAGCTGTTCCACCTGTTTACGATTTGCAACCATAGTTCTACCTCCTCATGTTTTTGCTACATTGTAAATCAACTGATTCAAATCATTGTAAGTCAATCCGATTTGATAGCGTTCTAACGTATTCGATGATGCTATATTCTCTGGAAGTTCTTCACTTCCTTCAATATGGATCATGAGTGATGGTTTTCCTCTGTAGCGCACTTTACGAATATTGATATTTCCTCGTTCGAAATACCATCCGAGAGCATTGCATTGGGAAACGATTTGATTACGCAGACCGGCTGTATCAATTTCATCAAAAAATGAGTATAGCATCGATTCAATATCGAGTCCAATGTCCGGTAGTGATGGGTATTGTCCAGGCTTTGAAAAAAGAACGAACATTACGATATTCTTCATCATTTCGATTTCGCTGACGACTCTTGGATTCCCGAATGGATCTAATTCAAAAGACCCATCATATCCAGGTTGGTTAAGTTCTTCAAACATATTTTTCAACACCTTCTTTCCATTTATGGTAGCGTTGAATATTTTATAAAAAGAAAGATCTCCGTGGTAGGTGAAGATCTTTCTTTTATTTAGTATTTACCAGGAGTCGCTACGTCCTGGCATCGAATCCAATATAGGCCGCACAACATGCTCGCCTTAGATTCGATCTCATACTCACGTATGAGGTTAGACCACAAGGCACGCCTCGAGTAGTTATCGGGGCTCGCACCTACTACGCCATACTGTTCTACGCGCTTGCGTATATCCCTACTGGGAGGTCTAAACCGATTCACCGCATATACGATGTCTTGGTCAAGTCCTATCATCACCCCTTGTGATGACTTCAACTTATTTGTATGGCGGATACGATGAAAGGAGGTAACGAAGGAAGAACTTAGATATACTCGTTCTTCTTCATATAGAAAACGCCGCCGGCAATCAAGATGATCGTTCCGACGGTGATTCCACCAATGATGTAGTTGCGACGACGCTTGCGGTATTTCCGCAGCTCGCTGCCGAGTGTACCGATGAGCATGAAGTCCTCTGTGCTCAGCGGCTTCGTTAGATTTTTGAACACAATATCGCCGAAGACACGATCGTTGATCGTTTTTCCTTCCGGGATCTTGATCGCGTTTGTCGTCTTTGTAGAAATGCCCGGAATGAATCGTTCCTCGACGTTGGTGATAAAATTGTTCACCAAGCGCGTGATGTGGAAAATTTCATCCGAGGATGGCGGCTCCTTCAAATCCGTAATCTCGAACTTCCCATCATCGTCCTGATCAAATTCGATTCCGAGAAGCGCCGCAATCACACGAACGTTGAATTCCGCACGGATTCGCGGATACTCGTCACGATCTCCGATCTTGAGTTTCTTCGCGAGTTGAATGAATTTCTCAAGATCGCGAATATCCTCTTTCATGCTTGAATTACTCATTAATATCTCCTCCAAATAATTATATTATTACTAGCTATTATTTTAATAATATATAATTATCGGAAGGAACCTCGTTTAATTTCCGTTTAAAACCTTGCTTTGATCCATTGCTTCTTTCACACAGCTAATCTCAGTATCAAGTGCCAAAGCATTCTCATCCTTGTGGTATTTGCGGTCTCTAAAACAGTTATAACGAACCCCAAGAAGATCATACAAATTTGTATAATATTGACATAATTCATTTGGTAAACGTCGTAGTCCTTGCATAGCAATCTTTGTAGAATCTGGATTCTCACAAAGATTCGTCAGATGGAATGAATCGATTGTTTGAATGAGCTCTTGGAACTTTGATTTCTTTCCATGTCCGAAGATTACTAATATTGCAAGGATTAATTCATGCAAACTCATTTCTTTCTTAATATATCGAATAAGAACTAGATAAATTTGATAATCGATTTTATGATGACTGCCAACATGATTGAGTTTATGAAGTTCGCGCACAGCAACATCAATATTATCGTATCGACATATAGGAACGAGTCGATCGTAATTAGATGTAACATCATTCAAGTAAAGAATGTATTCGTTTGGTTCTGTACCAACGCCGATAAGGTATTGTCGTTTGGGTCGATCAGATGAGATTAGAAGATCACCTTTATAAATTTCATTTTTATCTGTGTCAATAATAACATAAATTGTATTGGGGTCCTTAATCTTGGTGAGATCATATTCCTCTTTCTTTAGGTTTATCACTTTAGGAAGGTTTGAGAACGGATCATCCATTCCAAGATTCAATTCGATGGCGTGATTGGGATCATTCAGATTGTGATCGGTTGATGAAAACATGAAATCATTCCTTTCTCTGGATATAGATAGTAATTTATATATTATCTATATACATAAATGCGTTATCTATATGATATATCATTATGGGAGGTAATTTACATTGAGAAATGCGGAAGAAAAGTTTATTGATAAGAATATTGCCCTCTTATGCAAAGAGTTTGATATGATTCGTGGTCAGAATGTTAATATTTCTCGTATTAGTCCAGGTCTTATCGATGGCGTTAAGCCCGTTGCACGAAGGCTGCTATACGTCATGTATTTGAAGGATCAAGGAAAGAAATATCGTAAGGTTGCTGCCATTACAGGAGATACCATGGCACGCCTCCACCATCATGGGCAGGGATCTATAAAAGATGCCTTAGTTGGTCTCGAACAGTGGTGGAATAATAACCTCCCATTGATCGATGGGGCGGGTTCAAACTATGGCACACCTGCAGGGGATGAAGCAGGTGCGGATCGTTATATCTTGGCACGATTATCCGAATATGCTTTAGATTGCTTCTTCTCTGAATGGAAAGAATCCACGGTTGATATGCGACTTGGTGCAGATGAAGAAACTATGGAGCCACTATATCTTCCAGCAAAATATCCGAATGTTTTATTTAATGGGACGCTCGGGATCGGATATGGGTTGGCAAGCAATGTGGCAGCATATAACTTTAAAGAAGGATGTGAAGCAACCATTGCGTTGATTCAAAACAAGAATGCACCGATCGTTTTGATCCCAGATTCCCCAACAGGGTGTGATATAATTCAGTCTGATTTCAAACATGCGACGGAATCATCGAGAGCATCGTATGCAATGCGGTGCAAATATCATGTGGATGACGAACTAAATCAGATTGTCATCACGGCAATGCCATACCAAGTATCGTCAAACACGATCGTTGAAAAGATCGCAGATATAAAAGAACGAAATGCAGGTCTTTCCGAGCTGAAAAATATGGAGGATCTCTCCGGCAAGAAAATAGATTTACATCTATATCTGAAAGATGATGTAAATCCATACAAGTTTATGAAGAAGCTAATTTCATCGGTCGGCGGTTTGGAGAAAACATATCCAATCAACGTAACAGTCGAGAATGAGTATCAGACTTTCGATTGGTCAATCCGCGATGTAATTCTTCAGTGGATTCGATATCGTCGAGAACAAAAGCGTATCGTTGTAATTCATCGACATACCTCTCTTCTTGCAGAACAAAGAACAAATGATGTCAAGATCTTCCTTCTACAAGAAGAAAATTTTGAAAAGACGTTGGCGATTTTTAAGAACAGTCGCAACAAACAAGATATCGAACAGAATCTCATTAAGGAGTATCGGAATACCGAAATCCAAATGGATTCTCTCCAAGCAAAGACGTTGTCCGAGATGCGCATGTATCAGCTCTCAAAAGAGGAGTATGAGAAATGTTTGAAACGTCGTGATGAACTCATCATTGAAATCAAAGATATTGAGGATATCCTCAATACGGAGAAAGGAATCGATAAACTCATTATTGCCGAACTTCGCGAAGGAATAAAGAAGTATGGAGTTCCCCGGAAGTCTAATGTAGTTCCATATAAGATCTCTGTTGATACAGAAGTAGAAGGATCTTGTATCCTCCAACTTTCGTCCGACGGAATGATTCTTCGAAAAATTGCAACCAATGTAGATGAGGAACCAGTCCCAACGGATTCGAATGGTTTTGCTGTCAAAGTGGACAACGATTCATCGTTTATCCTAATCGATGAAAATGGGTTATTCTCATTCATTAAAGCCAGAGAACTTCCGGTAGATAAAGAGGTCCCGGTGAATCGATTCCTCAAACAAACCTTGGGGACGATTGTTGCAATGCTTCCGTTTGATTTCGATTCCAATCTGTGTTGTACCCTGATATCGAAGGATGGCATGTTGAAGAAAATGCGCATTCGTGACATCACTCCATCAAAGCGTCCCTGCATCGATATTGCAAAAGAAGATCGTCTCATCAAGGGAATTGTCACCAAAGAGAAATCGGATCGTGACATTCTCATCTATACGGACAATGGGATGGGACAGCGATTGGATCCAAATAATTTGCGTATTACATCAACATTGGCAAAGGGGAATCCCGGGTTCAAGTTGTTTAATGATGGAATTGTTGGTTGTTATGCCATCAATCCAAAAGAGAATCAATATGTGTTGTATGTGACCGCAAAGGGGAAGATGAGACTAAATGAAATCGAATACCTTCCCATGCGTGATTCGAAGCACGATAAAATGGTTCGATTGATTGAGCTTCCAGATCGTGATCATCTGGTATCAGTAATTGGGTGCAATCGTCTTGATAAAGTACAAGTATTCTATCAAGATGGGGAAACAGAAACGGTTGATGTTTCAAAACTTCCGATCGAAACCATGGGATCAGAACCACGGAAGGTAACAGAACGCAACGCCGTTTCAAACACAATCGTTAAAGTGAAACTCGCGTAATAATATAGGTGGGGATTTATCCCCACCTATATATTCTCTCTGAAAGGGTGTTTTACATGGCTAATACAAGATTTATTAATATTACCAAAGCAAGGCGTTTAATGCATCCCTCAAGACGTATATCTTCTCTGATAGCGAATATCATAAATCCAAATACTGGAAAAATAGTCAAAGCCTGTGTTGGGTTGAACCCGGCGATTAACATCAATTACAATCGTCGCAGTTATTCGAAAGATTATTGTATCAATACTTTGGGATCTGATATGGAATATATGCAAGATGTTTTCTGTCGCGGAGTTCCAGAACACCCAACAACACGTTGTTCCCATTCGTCAAGACGGTGTTCTATTAGGAGCATATCACATAATGGGCGGTGTTATCAAATGAATATTCGACGTCGTGCAAAAATTCGAGCAATTCGATTACAGTTGAAGAGTGGGTCGACGGTCGATATGAGTAAAGTAATGGAGTTGGCCGCTATATTAATAGACATTCAATTTCATAGAGACCTGGAATACTGGCCGCGCATTATATTGTGATGAGAAAGAGGAGCAAAAAGAAATTCCGAAGGAGGACATCATGAATGATCGTCGGATTAATACCATAAAAGCGGCAACGATGATTTATAAATCAAAAAATCTGGACACAATGTTATTCTGTATGATGAATAGGAGTATGAATAAGATCATTCGAGCTGAAGTTATTGTTCGAGAAAAACCGATAGAATATTATCCGTATCAGCATAGAATCGTCAGTAGAATTTTAGATGGTTCATGTAAAAGTTTAATTGAACCGAGGGGCGAGAAGTCAATTATCATTGAACGATCTCCTTGGAGGATATTCTAATGAATACACGGAAACAAATGAAGTTACGAACACTTCAGTGGTATTGGGACCCATTTGTGCGGATTGATCTCATGAAACGAATTTATGAGAATGAGGGGAAGTTATCATATCGGCACATGAATAGACACATTCGTGATATGAATATCAAAATTCTTCAAAAACTCTAGAGGAGGATAATGATGAATATTCGACTTCGAACGATGTGGAGAGCTATAAAACATCACAGCCGTTCATCAGATGAGAGAATTCAGCCAATCATTGAGTTCATTGATAAATATGGAAACGACGTCCCGACAAAGAATCGTATGAAACAATATTTTCGTTTCAAGAAATTTGCAATGCAATTGGCGCGTTCTTGTCCTATAATTTGTAATACAAAGAAGAAGAATTATCATACATTTGTGGAGATAAAAATATGAATCTGAGAACCCGAATGATGATTCGTGCCATTAATCAATATCGAAATGTGAGTCATCGTATGAATGGGATGATATCATTATTTGAAAATTATACATTTCCTGCACGAAAGATAAATCGTGCAATTCATTACAGTAACATGAGATATATCATGGAATATAACCGAGAACGTTTTATTATTCCAGAGGAGGAAATAATATGAATCGGTCGTATCGGTTTCATTCTCGATGGAAAGCGATGAAGCTGTATCCGAGGGGATCGAATCTGAGACGAGATACACAAGTGAAATTGATCATGTCAGATATGTCGCTGCGAGCAAAAATGGATTTACTATTATACTTCTATGATGCGATCAATTCATATTGTAATCTAGTAATGCGAGAAATAATGAGCTTCAAGGTAGATACAAACAATCTATCGCAGGATCAATTACTAATAGGATTCCCATCGGCAGGAGGTGAAAAGAATGACATTTCAGAAGATGTTAGAGGATTTATCGAGTTCGTCGAGCAAGAGTATTCAGCTCTCGAACGTGAAATCCTTCCTGCAAGATAAAGAACATCGAAGGACCATCAACTATTTCGTTCATCACGATGATATTACAAAGGAACCTCTAACTGATTCAGAACTATCGCAATTGCAAGCGATAGTAGAAATATTGCAGATTCTTTACAATTCTGAGATTGGGTCTCCTGTAAGTGATCAAGATTATGATGTTCTACAAGAGATGTTGGTTAACATGGGAATTCCACGATTAACTGGAACAGTTGAGATCAACGACTCTGCTAAAGAATCTCATAAATACACCTCTCTTCGTGGTACGCTTGATAAAGTATATTATCTCACCAAGGAGGAAGAACGAACCAACAAATCTAGAAAATATCTGGATGAATGGATCAAGTCTGCAGAAACGAAGTATGAAAAGGCGACTGGAAAGAAAATTGATCTTAATCAGGAAGATGTGTGTCTGCAATGTAAAATGGATGGAACATCTGTTGTGCTTGAAGTAGGAGAACGGATGTTGTGGCTGACGCGCGGAGACACAGCAAACAATCGAGCATCCGATGTTTCCCATATCATGAATATATTCAATGACATATATCGTTCTGATAAAGATTGTGGTATCAAATTTGAAGTCATGTGTACAGAGGAAAACAAAGAGAAGATTAATGAGCTCTTGGCCGAAAAACCATATAAGAACTCACGACAGATTGTTACATCGACATTAAATTCCTCTGAACCTGATCCAAAAGCGGAGTACCTTTATCCTGTACCACTTCGAATTATTCATCCTGGAGAATTAATCGAAGAGATCCATCCAATGTATTTGGAAAAGTTTCCTAATAAGATTTGCAAGCTTGGAGATCGCGAAGCCATCCGGGAATTCGCAAATAAAAATCGCGTTGCAAATGTGAATGGAATGCATTTTCGTACCGATGGATGTGTAATCACGATACTCAACAAGGATGTACAAAAAGTTCTTGGGCGCGAAGACAATATCAACCAATATGAGGTTGCATATAAATTCACAGAGGAGACAGCGGTTTCTAAGATTATCGGTGTTGAGTTCGAGGCATCGGTGTTCGGGTATATTACACCAGTTGCCGTATTCTATCCAGTAATATTAAAGGGAAATCGGGTTGATCATGCATCTTTATCCACCAGAGAACGTTTCGATGAAATGGATCTTCATATTGGTGATGAAGTTAATGTATTATATGATATCATCCCGTATGTTACAAAACGCTCTACTGGTAGGGGAAGAAAGATTGAGTTCGTTCGTTTCTGTCCATCCTGTGGGGAGGAATTGGATCTCTCAGAAGTGCGTGTTCGTTGTCAGAATCCAAAGTGCCGTTCTCGTGTAATCGGGAAGATTCTTAACTACTGCTCCAATCTCAGAATACAGAATATCGGAGCAAATACGTTAGAGGAATTATACGCGAACGGATTCCTCGATCACGGTATTCGCAGTTTGTATAAGTTGAGAAAACACTCCTTTGAAATTCAGGATCTGAATGGGTTTGGGAAACTCAAGACGAATAAAATCATCAACGAGATTGAGTCTAAGCGGAAACTCAAAGATTATGAGTTATTTGGGTCTCTCGGAATTGCTGGATTATCGATGAAAACGTTCAAGACAATATTCCAGCAAATCAATTACGAGGCGTTCATCAAGCTACTGTTTGATGCAAAATTCGATCCGTTGAAGAAACTGATTTTACTCGTAGATGGGATGGCAGAAGCAAAGACAAATCTCATGATTGAAACGTTCCGAGAAGAAGCGTTTCGTAAAGAGTTGAAGAAGCTTCTGAAGGAGCTACAGATTCGCTCTACGTTTGATACAAAGCCGTCGGAATCCAAGGGGGTTGTTATATTCACCGGATTCCGGTCCAATGAATTGGAAGATCGATTGGAGAAGGCGGGATGGAAGGTTGGTAATTCAGTCAGCAGTAAAACATCCTACGTGATTGCTGCAAATCCAGACGAGCCCTCTTCAAAAATACAAAAAGCAAGGGAACTTAATATTCCGATTCTTGGAAGAGATCAAATAAATCAACTATTATAGGAGGACATGAATGTTCGCTACTCATAATTTTATTCAATGGATGGATGTAGAAGCGGAGAGAGTTGAAACGACACACATCGATGATTTCTTCCGTTCCTACATCCACTTGGCAAAGGAGTACAAGAGTGATGATAATTGCTCCGTGCAGGAAATTACCTTTGACGATCGTATCGTAAAAATCACAGATATGTTTGGATGGACGGATGTCCGATCCATCTATCGTGTAGATAAACATCGTCCGCTACACTGGAACAATTTACGTTGTGCAAATAAGCAGTTGATTGTGTCGGATGGAACGATCATGCTGACATATGATCCATCAAAGATATCGAGAGGATTTCATGGTGAAGTGAAATATGGGACTATCATTAAATCTGCCTACAATTTAAAGGAACATCTCGATATTCTTCGTGTAAAGCGTGGAGGTATGGACGAAAACTACAACGATGTAGAATTTGATCCCATACGTGAAATTATTTCCATGGAAGATGATTGGTCTTCTGGTTTCGTCATCAAAACACGTTCTGGTCGGATGAATGTTTCAGGGGTTCACTGTTTCGCGGAGTGAGTATAATTTAGTGATATATTATAAACACGAAATGTAACCTTTGAAACAATTATTATAGGAGGAAGCGTTGATGTCAGACAAGAAGAAGCTAAAGATTCCAAAGTCGGTCATTGAACTGAAGCTCAGTCCGAAGAAGTTTGCAAAAAAGCATGGGATCAAAATCAAAGGAAAAGGACTTTCCAAAGGTGAGAAGAAGAGGAATATCAAGCGTCTGAAGACGCAGTATTCCGAAGCCGCGATCCGAGGACTGAATAAAGCGGTTAAGATTCTTGCCGAGCGTGATTCAGAGAGTAAAAAGATCATAAAGATCAAGAACGCCGTCGACAACATTATCTCCAATCCAGAGGTAATGAAACGTATTGCAAAGATCTATAAGAAGGACAGCAAAGAGTACGGAAACATGCAGTACCTTCCCTACATGATTATGAACACAATCATGTACTACGCACAGGATTCCATCTCGGACGAGGAGAAAGAGATCGGTGCATCCCTGGATACGGAAGGACTCATTTCTTTCTGCGAGAAGATCCTCAAAGCACAGATCAAGCGTTACAAGAAGCTTGGACTTGATCGTGAGACGGCATATCATCTTGCAACAGTTATTCCGACGAACAAGGTATTCAAGACGAATATGCGACAGTGGCAACGGCGTCTAATCCAGACCCTATATCTTCTTGCAGAGAAAGATGCGGTTGATCTGGAACTCGTTCTCTCGGCAGTCTGTAAGCTGGATAAGAAGGGGATCGATAAGAAAACCTTCTATGAAGGATTCTATTCCGAATTCATTCTGACAAAGGATTCGAATAAGAACAAGACCTTCACAGATACACAGAAGGATCTGCATGCAGCACTCATCGAACATACGCTGGAGTATCTTGATGGTATGAAGTCATCGAAGTGTAAGGCGTTGATGAAAGCGTACATCAAGCGTCGCAAAACGGCAGAGTCTTATAAGAATGATACAAAGCGTGTCATTAAATTTGTCGACTACGCAAACAGCAATTCTCCCTACACGAAATTGAAGGCTGTATTGAATGAACTGATTGCGGACAATTCTTCCAATGAATTGTATTTGGGTTGATGAGGAGGATATCATTCCATGAGTAAGAAGAAGCGTAAAGTTGAGAAAGAAACCCGTCGTGTCATCGAGGCGATTTCAGATACCGTCAAGAAAAAGAAGAGTGGCGGATATAAATTCAAATCAAAGAAGAAGAAGGTTGTCAAGAAGATCAAGTCGACCTGTCTGCATTGGGTGATTCGTAAGGGCAAAGAGGTTCCGTGCGTACATCAGGATCATGATCATCCAGGTAACTGGAAGTGTGATATCTGTGGCGCAAGCTTCCCGATTCGTCCACTGGATAACGAGCAGTATAGTAAAGTTATCGATGACGTTCTACAGACGATCAATCAGCTTCAGTTCTGGTCCGTAAAGATGGGTGGAAATAAGGATGATACGAAGCTATTTATCCAGCTCAAGAAATTGATCCAAGATCACTTCTATAAAGCGCAGAAGAATATCGTCAAATCGATCAACAAGCGCCAGCATTGGGAAGATCGTGCAAAGCAGGGAGCCGATGGTCTGGCTCAATTCGATTCCTATACCGGATTCGATTATCGTTCCTAAAAACGGCAACGAATATGGTGGGAGAAATCCCACCATATTCTTTTTATTACAAAGGAGAGTATGTTGATGCAATCAAAGATTCTGCAAGATAATCTTGGGTGGAAAGATGTCAGTAGAGAGACGCCTTCAGACGATAGACGAGTAGTTGCCAGACTTTATCATGAAAAGACTGACCAGGAGGACGTAAAGGTAGCTACCTATCAAGAGAATCGATGGGAGGTAAGTCCACCATTTCCATTATTTGATTATAGTCCATTGAGTAAGAAGGCTTCTCTTAAGGATGGAGTCAAGGTAACTCATTGGAGATATCCAGATACAGAGGAGCTGAAGTTCTGGGATGAACGGTTTCAACCAATAGGAAGCTATGAACATCTTTCCATTGAGGTTGATTTATCGCATGCAGAAGAGGTATACCGTGCGCTTATTTGGGGCGCATCCATGATCTATAATTTTGCAGATGAAGAACATAAACACCTTGCAGATGTTCTCTCTGATCTACAAGCTTGCATGGATGCAAAGGAGGAATCATAATATGCCATGGATTCTGGATGACGACGGCCATCCGAAATATATTCATTCAATATATGATAAGGATTGTCTCCCTACATGGGATGAGGTTTATAACGGATTTTGGAAACCGAAAGCGTTTACATTTGATCCAGAAGATCAAACCCATTCAAAGAAGGATACGTATTGGTTGCGCCCCCATCGAAAACTATTGCTTGGCTGGGTATGTAATCAACTCAATAAAATCATTTTCGAAGACCGTGCTTGTATGAAAGAGATTAATCATATTCTTGATTACAAGTGTATGAGTCCATTCACTCACATTGTTCCAAACTATAATAGATTTAACTACGTAAAGTTCTACTTGGATAAAACATCCTATGCAGAACGAACTATGCGAGAGATTATTGATGAAGAGGCAAGCCCTCCACCAATATACCAGTGTAAGTTACCGAAGCAGAATTCCTACAGTATTTTCAAGAGCGCTTACCCAAGCATTGATATCGATACACTGGACGGTGTGATCGGTATATACATTCACCTCATAAATACTTCGGGTGAGAACTCAGATAATAGTGTTGGTGGGATGATCCTATCTCCTGTCGTAAATTCTCCTGAATATACAGAAATTATTCAAGTAGTAATTTCTCATATCATCAGATACTTTGAAAATGGGGTTGGCTGGAAAGATAAGGATGGAAACCTCATGGATTCCAAACCAATGCAACCAATTTGTCAAAATGGGCATGATCCGGCACTATGAAAGGCAAAGTATAAAAGAGGAGGGGATTTCCCCTCCTCTTTATTTTTGCACAGCCGTGATGACGTTGTCTTGTATACTCAAAGATTCATTGGAACTCGCCTCTTCTCGTATTACATCCAATGTATTGGAATCGGTAGACACCTTTACACTGAGAGAATTGTCGTTCGTCTTTACCACAGAGATATCATCGATCTTGTCTGAACTATTCTTACAAGCATCGTAGATATCATTGAACATGTCCGATTTCGTTTTTACAAAATCATACATCTTCGTTGCATCATCGGCTGGTATAACTTTGCCTAGATACTCCGGTTTGTATCTATCCACGGTTACACCGCCCTTCGAATTACAGAGTTAATTGTGGTGGTTCAGAAGCTACCCTCTTCCGACGCAGTTCAACAATTTTGAGGAAGTATGATTTGGGTAGATGAAATATGAAATCGAATGTCGGATCGGATTTAAATAAATAGCCCAGCTCCTCCAAGAATGCTACGTTCTCTTCAATACGACTTGCACGCTCGACAGGCTCTGAGCTACTATAAAAAGCAACCGCGTCATTGAATCAATTGTGATGTTGGACTTGTTCTTACACTGTGGGCAACAGATGTTACGCATCGAATAACGGAACTGATACGGCTCCAACATAATACGAAGAAGCTCATTAATCGTCTGGTAGTCAACTTCGTCAAGAGTCGTAGTGATCTTAAGGATATTATCCGGTCCTGTGATACGGATATATTTTCCATTCTTCGGAAGCAGGAATCCTTTGATGACCATTAGCGATCCTGTAGAGATTGCTTCAGATACATCTACGTCCTTCTTCTCTTCGAGTGCATGAATAGTTCCATATACCTTATTGAGATAGTCGTATGCTGAGATATGTCCGAATATCACGCGCAACTTAGAGTGCGGTAGCTCGACGGTATTCTGAACATTAAGCATAGAAGCCTTATAATACTTCTGAATGAGTTCTGTCGTATTAGCTTCCCCGACCTCTTTCATCTCTTTGAGAATTGTCTCGGAGATGCTGGACTGATCAAGAAGTTCTCTCGGAGAATAGATCCAGTCATAGGACTTTCCACAGGTCTTATCGCTATCTTCCTTCAGCTTTGCATGACAGTCAATAGCGATGATCTCCTTATCCATCGATGTTGCACAAAGAATCTTCCAGAGAAGGAACTCAAGATCCATGAATGATGTTTTCATCAGGAAGTCATCAAACTTTGTAACTTCATGCACAATGATTTCATTATCTTCCGGACCAAGTTCATGGAAGTCAATGATGACCTTTTTCTTAGTTGCTGGGTCAATATACCATTTGTACTCCTTCCATGGACCAATGGACGGATTCTTGAGGTGTCGATAAATAATGGACCACTTCTTGCGCTCTGCATCAAGTGTATTCATATCCTGCGCATGCATGAGATCCATCACTTCTGGATAGGATAGTCCTGTCAATGTTGCACGATATCGTGATGCCGGTAGTGACGCAACTTCATCATTTGTTTCACGTTGATACTCTGCAAGCACAGCATCGACGGCATTATCATCAACGTCTTCGATCTCACTGTATTTGAGTGGCATGTCTTCAACAATGTTGAGTTCAATGCTGCGTGACTTCTTGATCTTATCAATCTCATCAGAAGACCAAGCGATTTCAGTCACACGGCTCTTATCGATGACGACCTTTGTTTCTTCGTCGGTTGGATGAAGAACAGCGTTAATTGCTGCATCTTCTTCTGACTTTGGTAGATCAATGATCTGATCGCCAGTCTTCTGCGCCGCAGGCTTCTTACCTTCGTCGGACCATTCAAGAACGAATTCCGGGAACTGATCTACAATCTCCTTGAAGATGGCATCTAGTGCTTCCTTAGAGCGTGCATAATTTGTGTCTCCTGCTGCAGCAAGAACTCGTACCTGCCATTCGCCAGGAGGAATTTGCAGTTTGGAAATTCCAAATCGTTTCTTTGCATCTTCGATGTTTTCATTCTTTCGTTCAAGATCATCCATGCTTTCGCGTGCTTCCTGGATGGCGTTATCGTCCGCAATATTGCGAAGTGGACCATCATCGATCTGTTTCATATCTTTCTTATCGAAGACGACTGGTTTCATTTCATCCATGCCTTCTAGAAGAGATGCATCCGGACGCCAACCGTCATCCGATTTCTTTTCTTCCACAGGCACTTCGGCTGTCCATACATCATCTTCTGAGCAATACTCTTCGGTTTCTGTTTCAATCACGGGAGGTTTCTTAAACAGATCTTCTGCATCGATATCATTCTCTGCAGCATATTCTTCTGCCATATCTAGCACAGAAAATTCTTTCGCCATGATTCCATCTCCTTGTTCTTTGTTAATTTCACATTACAACTATCGTGGAATATATTGTAATTAATTATGATGATTGATCATCATGATCATATAATTGAAAATGGCTCTCGTATAATTGATGATCGTTCCTTTATTCTGGTAGAATTTGGTAATCGTAATGATCTCATCCATCCAATAATTGAGGATATTTCGAATCTCCATATAATTTGGATCTTTGGATGTACCAATAGAACGATATAATGTCAATCCAAAGTTCATAAATTCTCCAGAACCCAAGGACGTATTCGATGGATTCTTTGACATATAGGAGGTAATGACGCGATCAACAAACTGGTGTAATCGATTGTTCTTTGTCGTATAAATCTGATTGATGTAGCTTATTAGGATATCTTTATTGACGGAGTTCCCTTCAGCAGCGATACTCGCTATACGATCGTTAATTCCATTCGATAAGAATTTTGTATATGTATTCTCAATGGCTTGTGCCATTGATGCATAATTTCCTTCCTGGTCTGCAAGATTTCCATCATCTAATACCATGTCCTTCGTGTGTTGCGTCGCATTCTTTTCGACGTTATCGTAATACGCTTCCGCAATCTTTGTAAAGGAAGCACTTAGCTGACTACGACACCGTTGAATGAATCCAATATATTGATAGTCTTCTCCACCACGAAGGCGCTCTTTACACAATGTAAAGACGCCATTCATATCATATAAGAGAAGCTCTCGTACGTTCTTCATCTTTTTGATCTTGAATTTATTCGGAAGATGTTCGATGGTATAATTCATGACATCCTCATTCACACCAATGCGCCAAGAACGCCGGAAGAGTGGTGGGTAGTCCATGAATGCCATGATGTATTTGCACGCCTCAAACATATCTTCGTAATTTTTTTGAATGGATTCAATGATTATTGCTGTGAGTAGAACTTTGTGAATTCCTTCTCGAATCAGGTTGAATAACTTTCCGCTTCCGTATGCGATTGCATACATTTCGTTGGTCATTTGGAGAACCATCTCTTTGTTTACACCAAATAAACCATAGAGAAAATCGTGCTCTTTTTCTGCAAATTTAAACATAAAGGTTGGGCCAGGTGTCTCCAATGCACGCACGTTTTCATCCATGAATCGACCAGTAAACTCCATGATCTGATCACGTACAGATGCTTTTGCAAGCGGTCCAGATACGTGTGGAATCTGTAAATGATCCCTCAAATAAAACGTATCCGTCTTTGCTGCAGCAACTTCCTGGAAGGATTGTATAGGCAGATATACGTCCTCCTTCATATATTCCAAATAAAGTTCGTTCACGTTTATCACTCCTTTATATCAATGGATTTTACGAGAATGATATATTATTCTCCTAGAATATAAGAGATTGGTGGTTTACCTATGAAAGTAACCTACTTGCGTTTGGATAATTTTGCAGTCATTTCCGTTGCTCAAGAAAAGGATTCGATCGAAATTCATTTTCCGGAAAGTGGGAATAAGATCGTTTCCATTCAAGCTGGTAATGCAAAGGGAAAGACTGGACTACTATCGAATATATCCCCATTTGCTTATCCAACGAATATCGACGAACGTTCTGGTTTATCAACAATCATCGAAGGTAAAAGCGGATATAAAGAGATTCATTACAAAAAAGGAAATGATCAGTTCATTATCAAGCACTACTATAAACCGAATAAGAATACGCATACGGTCAAGAGTTATATTGCGCTTAACGGAGAAGAACTCAATGACAATGGAAACGTATCATCATTCTTATCGTTGGTAGAAATTCATTTTGGATTAACGCAAGACATGATGCGACTTCTTCGATTGGGTTCTAATGTGCATTCGTTTATCTCCCTGACTCCTGCAAAGAGAAAAGAGTATATTGGAAGTCTCATCGAAGAGATTGACATGTATATGAAAATCTATCGGAAGGTGAATGAGGATCTCCGTATACTCAAGGTGTTAATCAATTCCAATAATCAGAATCTCTATAATTGTCACATCTCCTCCATTGAGGAAGAAGAGGAGCGTGTGAAGGATCTTCGAAAAGAGTTAAAACGATATGAATCTGATCGCGACCAGCTGGTCAAGCGCATTAGTAAAATCGAATCTCTCGAACGTGAAAACAATTTAAATGATCTGCAGCGAAAGAAACAGGAAGCGGAGGCTTCCATGATTGAGTTCCAGCATGCAAAAGAAAAGATGATGGAACGGAAACTCGAATCGAGCACGGTTGATCAATTGGTTTCAAAACGAAACGATTATACCAATCAACGGATTGAAACACAGTCGAAAATCAATTCCTATCGTATCTCAATTGATAATGCATTGAAACAATCAGAGCGTCTCCATGCATCTGTACAGAAAGTGATGAGCAACAATGATTTGGAATCATTATCCGCACTCATCTCAGATTTACGCGATCGTATTACGGTCAGTGAAAAAATTCTAAAAGGCTTTATTGCACATGGGTGTTCTTCGGAAGAACTCGGTAGCATGATTAGTAAACTGTCATCCTTCAATCAAGTCGGGCAGATGATTTACACGCTTGGGAAGAAACCAGTTCAAATCTATTTGAAATTGAGGCGGGAGAATACGTCGATCGATCGATTCTTAAAGGAACAAATGAAGAAACACATGAGTCGTATCAATGAGGATGATATCCGTAAACTCTTCTCACAAGCGTTTCAAGACGATGATATTATCACACCAAATTGTGATACACAATTCAAGGAATGTCCATATTATCGATTCTCGGAAGTCCTTCATCAAGTTAAAAATAAACTTGAAGAGGAAACTTTGGATGATGAGACCATCCGATATATCGGGGTAATTTCTAATAACATCGATCGTATTCTCAACGAGTTGGATATTTTCTTGACAAAGGATATTCCAGATCGTTTAAAAGATGATCTCAAAGAGAAATCCCTACTCCGTCGTCTGGAGGAAAATGTTACTCTATTCCCACTATCATCCTTACAAGAGTATCAGACGATTGTTAAGGAGTATGAGATTTATCAAGATCTTGTGCATCGTCTGCAACAATCGGAACAGCAACTCAAGCTTTATAAATCCTCTGGTATTGATGCGCAGATGGAGGAGATTGAGTCTCTGAAAGAAAACATCTCATTCTATCAAAAGAACATCCAGGTACTTGGTGATGAAATGAAACAACTTCAGATCGCATTAGAGCAAGTGGATGTAGATATTTCCATTGTATCAAAATATACCGATGGAAAGAAGTATCAGAAAATAATTCAAAGCACGTTGGAATCTGTCAATAAGATTCTCATTCCACTGGAATCCGCATCCAAAGAAAAGATGGAGCTCTCCTTTCAGTTGCGTACAATCAATGATGGGATACATAATGCGCAGGATCGCATCAAATCCATCGAGTATAAGATTGCAGAGTACAATCGTTTGGTAGAAGAATCTGAAACTCTTGCAAAGAAACAGAAGGACCTTTCTGTCATCATGGAAGCTGTTTCGACAAAGAAGGGGATCCCAGTCATCTATATGAAGACATACCTCGGAAAGATTCAAACGCTTGCGAATAATCTTCTCTCGATCATATATGGAGACGATCTTCGTTTGGCAAAGTTCAAGGTAACACATGAGACGTTTGAGATTCCATACATTCGGAATGGGCGGAAGATTCCAGATGTGCGTTTTGCAAGTCAGTCTGAAATCCCACTGACGACAATGGCGCTCTCGTTTGCATTATCGCACAAAGCAACGGAAAAATATAACATCATTCTCTTGGATGAAATTGATGCGGGTTTTGATGAACATAATCGTTCGGCATTCTTGAAGATGCTGCATCGACAGATGGTGGAATTGAAGGCAGAGCAAGTATTCATCATCTCCCATAATCTAAATAATATCATCGATATTCCAGTGGATGTAATCAAGCTCTCGGATGTGGGCGGTATGAACAAACTCCAAAATATCATTTATGAATGACCAAGAGTTAATTGAAAATTGATTGGAGTGAATTCATATGAGCGAAGAAGCTAAGCTTGTGACGGAAGATGCGTTGAAACGAGCCATTAAATCCATTTATGAAGAAATGAATCGAAAAACGGATGAGAAGATGATGACAAAGGTTTCAAGCATCTCATCCATGTCGGAACATATTGTCGTAGACGCATCAGATCCAAGGAATATCAAGATTGGTCTGAGTTCAGAAATGGAAGCAAAGATCAACTATATCTACCAAGCCATCCAGGATGGAATTCTGTTGAAGGAAGATTAACAAAGAGGAGGGACGGTCCCTCCTCTTTTCTTTTTATCCAATATATAATGAGATTACGTTTAGGAGGATTTCTTATGACGAAACAACCATCTCTCATACAGTTTGAACAAGAGCGATTTAAAGAGAAGCTGATTCCGCCATTGGCATCCAACTCCTTCTATGAGGTTGGTGATGGTGAAATTGTATTAACGTGTCTTCGCAGCGATCCAGATGATTATCGATTCGATCTTCGTGTTCATAAGGGCCATGTCTATACTGGTTTTGGTAACTTTTTTGTTGTCAATGATATCAAGAACATTCAACAACCGTATCGAAATATGCGTATCGACGAACGTGCACAGTTATCGGTAAATCAAGGTCTCACTGTGAGTGGAGAGCTTCAGGTCCACGGAACCGTGAATCTGATGCAACATGCGCGTATTTATAGTCGAGGCAAAGGACGTATTATATTCCATCCAACAAGCACTCTGAATATTGATCAGGACTCTGACATCATTGTTGAAAAGACATCAACCTTCATCATTTACGGAACATTGAATATCCATATTGCAAAACTGAATGCGATGTTGAGCGCACCGAATCTTATTATCGATAGTGCAGCTATCATCAATGTAAGTGGAATCAAATACAATGATACAGAATTCAGCCTCATTCAATATGTGAACGAATTATCCAAGATTGATATTACGCAAAATACGAGAAGAGAAACACACTTTGATCATGGGAGTAGTCGCATTGCATATGTGTGGGCCGATGGTCACCCAAATAATCATTCGCATACGGTCGATATTCATTTGATGAAAGGTGCTTGTCCCCTGGGATATTTTAAATTTGGGGCAACTGGGCAATTAACTCAGATTGAAAATGGTGAAAAGAGTATTCGAAATTTGGAAATCCATCCAAAGGCTACACTCTATATCCAAGAGAAGTATCGAGAAACTACATTTATGCATCCAGAACTATATGTCGGCGTTGTCATTGATCGAACGAAAACACCCGGTGTTTGTAATTGTCGCGGAACAATCATTTGTGATGGAAAACGGAGTCGTATCACAATCGACCGCGGCGGATTATTGAATATTGAAAAAGGGGCAAAGGTATACGTTCAGAATGATGCGATTATGCGTTCGACCAATAACGATAACGTTTGTTTGAAAATTGATGGTACATTAATTATCGATGATATTGATCAAATGAAGTCATTTAACTCCAACAACATTTCATTTGGTTCTGATGGAAAAATCATTATTCGAAATCCAACTAGAGAGGAGCGCCGCATTTTATTTGCAACGCCAGATGGAATCCAGCAATCAGCTTTCTATCGGATTCTCAAAGAGCATATCAACCATGTTGAATATCACATTTCCAAAAATACTGGGATCAAAATTGATCGCTATTATGAATTCTTTAATCGGGATCTCGTTAAGTGGTTCGGGGATCGTCGCATTGAGCAGGCAATCTTTGATAAAATTCTGGTATGGGAGGATGGCGGATATATTGAATTGGATCGATCCGTCATTCCATGGGTGAATGAGTACTGTACACTTCTAAACATTGCTGGTATTTTTAAGACATTTGGAAAAGATGAAAAAGAGAAACTACAGGATCTTGTAAATCGATTGCGTTATGCTGGAAGTGGAGATATTACATTCCGCTTCGTTTATGGGGAGAATTCTCATGAACTGACACTTCCGCTGGATGGAATCAAAATGATTAATACATTCTATAATCACCCTGTTCGCAAATATACAGTAACAGCAGATACGGATGGATTTCTATTTTTGCAAAACAACGTAAAAAATATTTCAAAAGAGAATTTAATTCAACCAACATCAAAAAAGATTCCGATCACGAATAAGAAAGCTGAGTTCAATTTATAAAAAAGAAAGAGAGATCTATAAGCGCCAGCTTGTTTATCTCTCTTCCTCTCATCTCTCAGCGGAAGTTCTGAATGAGCTTGTCCAGCACCTCGTCGAACGTGCCGAAACGACGATAGCGGTAAGACTTCTGATTCAGTGTGCACTCCATGCGCAAGATCGCATCCTCGTTTCCGGGATTCTTGCGGTCTGCCGAAACAGGAGCATCGATGATGACAACGTCCCCCTCCTTTTTCCCAATGAAGTTCTTGATGGGAACCATCTGGAAGTATGCGTTCGGACGTACCCAGAGACCGTCCTCGCTGCCATCCTTGAGGACGACGCCGTGATCGCAGATGTTATCCGACTCATAGCAGTCGTCGGTCTCAGTGGGAGCGACGAACCACAGTTGAACCTCCACTTCTCCCGTCTTCTTGTTGAACTCCAAGGAGTTCGGGATGATGAATGCCTCTGCGTTGATGTTGTAAACTTTTGCCATGATAAACTACCCCTTTTCTTTTATAGAAAACATTGACTTGATAAGGATATTCTTCTATCTCTTATCAATTATAGAATATATAGGAAAGGATGTAGAAGATACGATACAAGGGAGGGGAATTCCCCTCCCTTGTATTTATTCTGTTGCAGGTGTTTCAACCGTCGTTTCTTCGCCCCATACAAGTAGGACTGCATCAATCAAACTCTTGTCAAGTTCGGACTTTTGAAGATCTTCACGTCCATGTATTGAGTTCTTGAACTCCATATATAGCACAGAATCTGCAAGTTCTACCTTTGCCCCATCCTTCAGAATAAGGTCAAGTTTCTTCTTAATGAACGCCTCATCCTTATTGAGTGTTTCAAACGTATAGTTTGCAACGATCTCTGCCTCGTTCACTTTACCAATATACTTTTCCAAATCAAGTGGACTCATAATTCATATCCTCCTTACTTCCGCATCTTTGCTTTGGCATCAATAACTGACTTCTCAATGAAATTATTGATAATACCATCGAGACGATCTTTTCCACCAATCACTTCCAACATCACTCCATTGTCTTCCGTCAATGTTGTTGGAAGCGTCTGGTATACAAGTGACTTCGTGCTCTGTTGCAGCATCTCGATCTCAGTATCTGTCAACTTCTTCCCACCAATCTTCATTGTATTGGCAAGATTCATGTTGGTGAATACTGCAGCTTTGACGATCGTTTCAATCTCTTCGAGTAGATTGTTCTTGATACGTGTCAGACTATCCAAAGACACCATCTCGTTTTTTGCAATGATGGAATCACGGATGCGTTTCACGTAGCTACGAACGACCATTAGAATTGCAGATCCGATAACAACCAATACCGGCGTGATGATGTTGTCCATCACCGCATGCATCAAGTAATCCTGCATTATACATTCCCTCCTTGGTACTCTCTATCCAACGATTTCGTGAATCATCTTGTCAACATCTTCTGCTGTCACAAGATTCTTCAATTGCGTGTTGATATCGTTTAACTTCCCATCCTGCTTGAAGTTCACGTCACGAATATCATCAATTTTATTTTGAAGATCATCGATGGATTCATCGACAAACTTTCTAGGTGCCCCACCTAGAATTTCTTCGATTCGTTTACTATCTTTAATCATGACGAGATCTGACTTCCATACATTGTATCGGAACGTAATACGCGATCCATGATTAACTGCAAACGTTCGGTTTGATTTGATGACACTACATGGAACAAGTGAAATATTTTCACAAGCAAGCTTCTCAATCTCATCTCCATGCAGTTGGATGGATGTTCCATCTTTAGAGAAATGATAAAGGTTATTACAGCGGTGACTAAACTTTGGAAGATCTTTCTGATCCTGATACCAGCGTGGGTCTTGATTCCATGGAACAACTGTAGGTGGATAAGAGTAATGATAATATCCGTTGATGACTGCTGGATAGAAGAGCTCAATTTTTGTAATACGACAAACGATCCAGCTATATCCATGCGTGATTTCCATCACTGCTGTCGTAAGCGAATCCTTGAAGTTCGTAACAATGCAAGAGTCAATGTCATTGTTTGCAACTCCAGGAAGATTGTCAGCAATATAGTAATTGCGATCCTGAATAGTTAGTCGTTCTTGTGCCGAACGAAGAATTTCCCCAGTATGATAATTCTCTAATTGGTAACTGATTTGAGCAATCAGTTTGTTCTGAAGAACCGGAAGAATGTTATGGTGCTTCGTTCGCATGTAGAAGAAGAGGCGATCAATCAAATGCGCATATTTCAACTTGTTTCCAGTGAGTGGGATGGTATCATTGATATTGATATCCACCTGTGTATGCTTTTCTTCCGATCGAATACTCATTCCGTTTGTCATCATGCTTGGATCGATCTGACGGAAATTGATGTTTTCTAGATAATCGTCCAATAGATACGGGTATCCATCCAAAACGGAAAATGCATTAATACGATCGATTCCCTCAAATCGGAAACAATGACGCATCTCGTCATTGATCATATCAAAGTTTTGCAACATGTTTTCTTCATATGGATCCATTAGATTCATCTCCTTATCGTGCTTTTCTCGTTAATGAGGTGTTCCAAACTTAATTTAATCGAAGAATCTTTCGCATGATAAAAATACTCGTTGGAACATAGAAAAAGATATCAATTTTCCGATTTGCATTTAGAAGGTCATCGCACAGATTCGATGGGATATCCTTTAACGACAACGAGTCTCGTTTATGGATAAATCGATGAAGAAGTTTTTCGTATGCATTTAACGGTTCTAATGAAATATTTTCGAGCACTTTCAGTTGTTCATCTTCTAGGAAAGAACGTTCCTGATACAGTGCTCGCGATTGTTTCAATGAGATTGGTTGAATTACTTTGATATCTGATTCATACCAACGAGCAAATGATGATACTGGGTACCCATCTCCGTCTGATAAAATGTAATGGAATTTCTGTAACATATTCAATGGACAATCGTTCTCCATCCACGTATATATGGAGTTATTATAATAGAGCGGAAGTTGTGGCTCCCTCAACTTATCGTGCAGCATAATAACATTGTTTGAATTCGGAACATTCATGAGTGAGTATTTTGCCATAAATTCCGATCCACACATATCATAGAGTCGATATCCTGTTGATTGTTCGTGGAAGAGAAAACATTGGTGACGCTCATTGTAGAAGAGCGCTCGATACGAATGGATCATCTGTGCAATCATCCGTTCGACTTGTTTTCTTGTAATAAAATCATCGGCGCGAATGATTGGATTCTTTTCCGTTCCAATCGCATTGAGTTCACAGTAGTACTCCGCAATCACACGTCGCTTCAGATCTGCAAGTAGTTCGTCGGATGTTGAATGTAAACGGTAATTGATTTTGTAATAACCGTTTGCTTTCATCGTATCGTACTGAACAGATGTTACTTGGAAGATGCCAATCATTTGAAGATGATTGATGATAAAAAAATCATTTTGCTTTGGAATCAGCGTTGATGGTAGAATAATGTATTCTCCCTCCACGTTAATATCCTCCACATTATGTTCGTCCGAATTGTTTGGGGTTGCTTGACTTGTTCCATATAATGGAAAGTCGTTAATCTGATTTAAGCGAATTGGGGATTTTTTCCCAAAGAGTTGATCAATATCTTGGATACCGCGATCCACTGTCGTGGCATCATCGTCAATGGAAAAATATGTTGTTAAGATTGCACCGGATTCTGTTACAAATCGATTGGTAGAACTCTGTAGACGTTTTTCAAATTGGAACAAATTTCCATTAATCATAGACTTTTCATCAAATACAAGCTGCGCCATATACTCACACCCTTCTCGTTTCTATTATATCTGAGTGATATATTATCAATATAGATGAATATATTCTATTTCGGGAGGAAACTTATTATGGCAATATTGCAGAAAAGAGATCCAATGACAAAGTTTTCGTGGAAGTCGACATTGTATACACCTGGCGAGGCCCAATACATTGTCAGCGTAAACAGGTCCTCAGTATCCATATTACAATCGGTTCAAAATCCAAATCGAACCGATATTATTGCAGGGACCGTTTCATTCAACCAACTCATCTACATGCTTTTATGCCAGTCAGGACCGGCTCTATTCCAGAATGCTGCGTGCTATAGTCGCATAAATCCATATCGGGTGCGACCAGAAGAGACTGGTATAGATGACGGAACAGCTTATTATCTGGACTATCTGGAATACAATGAAGACCATGCCGGGTATGTAAGTACGTCGGCACCGGCGATTACATTTATTCCGAGTCCGAACGGTGTTAAGGTGAAACTTGATGCATTTCAAACGGAGAAGGGTTATGAGTTTGGATATTTTATGCCGGACCTCATTGACGTCCTCCGCTTCATTATACAAAAGCCTGAATACCGTTCTAAATACATACTAGACGACCGAGAGTTGATGCTTAATTTGATAGCTCATCCATACACCATCAATTGTGATGATCTTCTCAAATCATATGATCGTATCAACTTTATTAAAGTCTACTTTGATATCGATAGTATAAAGGAAGCAGGTTATCATCTTCCATTTATGTTCTATAATACAAGTCCATTTATTGATCAATCGGACGACGCAGAAGAGGAAGATGATGAAGAAGATGATACTCCAAATTATTCGCTTGGAAAACGTCCTTGTGCAAACGATGACGACGATGAATGGATGTGATTGTAAATAAAAACTAGAAGTGGGGAAGTTTCCCCACTTCTTTTTTGTCTTTACATGACATGCTAACGACTAGTTATTAACTAGTCGTTAGAGGTTGGTGGGAATAAATGAATGAAACGATCGTACGAAAAGCATCCAATGTTGGATGGCGAGATGTCATGAATATCCAAGATGCAGAGCATCTTTATCAGAATATGGATGACCATTCTATATTTTTTACTACGCAAAAAATTAAATCATTTGGATATTCGTAACACTGAAAATGGTATCGGTTGGAAAAATAATACGCCCCCGGAAATCGAGAATTTTTGGATTGAACCAACACATTCTCTTAGTAAACGTGTTAATGTTAGTAGTAACACGATATATGTATATGCTGGAATGTATACAGCTATACATTTCCCAACAATGCTTAGTGCATTTAGGTCAGATTATATCGGAAATGAAGAGAAGTGGAAATATTTTGCAGCACAATCAATAGAACCATATATTTGCACATATCATATTGGTGATAAGAGTGATTGGTCTGATAATAGAGCAGCTCTATATAATGCGTATTCTCCACTATGTTTATCAAGATACGGGTCATGTATGGAATCACGGTGCCAGTGTCTAAGGGTTTCACATAATGGTTGTGTTGCAGGAATTCCGAGAAAGGGCAAAAGAAGCTGGGGAGATTGGAATGTTTTCATGTTCTCATTTCCATTATATACATATCCAGATGATGGGCTTCCGAATACAAGCGAACAGGAAGCTTCCTATGGAGATTTCCATATATCTCAAATGGTTCGTAGTTCTGATACAATTCCTGGAACTATTGGAACTGATTATCATAGGTTCCGATGGGAATCAGATGTTGGTGACTTGGTATGGGTTGGACAAATCGCATCACTATTTAGTATGACACTCGGTACATTGAAGGATAATTACCCAAACATTGGACAAATATTTCCAGATTCATTTGTCAGAACATCTCTCGAAAATTACGTATGGCATGAACAAGATTTGAAAATATAGTATAAAATTCATCCATATATGAAGGATCGATTTCCGGATAAAAACCTTAAGGGGATTTTGTATATAGCAAAACTCCCAAAGACCAATACAGATTCATACGATGATCTTAATACATTCGACTATAATTATTTCAAACCATATATTGTGCATGAAGACGTTATTACGAATAAAAATAAAGTATATGACTTGATCTGCGATGGACCAATATTCATTTATCAATGTACACCATAAATATCCATTCAGAGTGAAGAAAAGAGAAATAAATTACTACAGCCGAATTGGCAAGAGATGATAAATGGATAATAAGGTAAGAGAGGGCCAATTGGCCCTCTCTTATTATCTTCTTTTCAAATTGTTGGCAATCGAAGTAGATACTGTTTAAACTCTTCATCCGTTGGAAGAAATTTCTTTCGAAGTTCATTGATATTCATATATCCAGAATTATCTCCTCCGTCGCGGAACACGAATAGTCCAAAATTGTTGATATCGTTTGAAGCACTATAATCGTTTCCTCTGACAATATATTTTGCCAGTGCAGCACGATTTGTTACTCCAGTTCCACCCTTTGCAACTGGGAGAACGCCAGTAACATTTGCATCTGGTAGATTAACCCCACTAATACCACCACCAGCAGTTGCACCAGCTTGGATACCATTCAGCTTCGTACGCTCTGCATCCGTAAACCAACGATGTGATGGATCCTCAGTGATCATTGTTCCTGGGTGTGATGTGGGGTGCACGTAACGGTTTGCACCATTCTCAATTCCAGCCAACTTGGATTTCTCTGCATCAGATGTGAATCGGTGTGTACTATCCTCTACAATCATTGTAGCTGGATGCGTTGATGGATGGACATAGTTGTTTGCATTCTCAGCAATTGTCGAAAGTTTATTTTTCTCAGTGTCTGTCATGAAACGGCGATTGGTTTCTTCAACAATCATACTTGCTGGATGCGTTGATGGATGAATGTATTTATTTGCTCCTTCCTCGATCCCTGCAAGCTTATCTCGTTCCTCTGTGCTAATAAGTCCACCACCGGCTCCTCCAGTAATACCAAGAACCGAAGCAGGAATCTTTCCACTTGCGTCCAGACGAAGTACTTTATTTGGTTCAGGAACGGTTGTTACTTCCGAAGAGTTGAGTTTCTGTCCAAGAAGATTCATAATTGTTGTGGAGAAGTTTGGATCGTTTCCAAGAGCATTACTCAATTCATACAGTGTATTGAGAACCTCTGGGGCACCACCAATCAATTCAGATACATTATGATCAGAATAATTCTCCATAGTCTTTTTCAGTTTCTGTAACTTATCATCGATTTCCGTATTCTGTGATGCCTGTGATTCATCCGTGTATTTTTTATACTCGGTCGTCAATTCATCCTTCATAAGCTTAACGGCGCCATCATCGATACTCTTGACAATTTCTGTTTTGATTTCGTTCACGAGATCTTTTTTGATTTCTGTTTTTGTCTCTTTCACCTTAGTATCTGTGTACGTTTTGACTTCCTGCGTGACATTTGTCACTTTCGTATCTGTATATTTCTTTACTTCTGTCTTTGCGCCTTCGACCTTATTATCCGTATATTGCTGATACTGATTCGTAATATTTGTCGTCTGCGAATCGGTATAATTCTTACCTTCGTCTTTGGCCGCCTTCACTTCTTCTGTATATTTCTTTGTGATTTCTGTTTTTGCTGCGATAACTGAATCGTCTGCATGTTTCTTTGCTTCCTCTTTTGCAGCATCGATTGTCTGGTTGATGACGGTAGTATTGCTTTGAATGGATTCGTCTGTATATTTCTTTACTTCCGTCTTCATTTCAGTGATATGGGTATCGACATAGTTCGTATTATTTTCTGTGATTTTCCTATCCGTATATTTGTTAGACTCGGTTAGAGTATTACTGATATTTTGAACTAGATCATTTTTTAGTTGAGTGATCTTTTCTTGAACACTATGATCCTGTTCGTTGTTTTTCTCTGTAGCAAACTCTTTTGCTTTATCTTCTGCCTTCTGGATCTCCAACTTCAAATTATCCAAAAAGGTTTTCAGGTTATCCAATCCAATCAATGGATTCTGCATTCTAATCAGCTCCGTTCTCTACGCCTAAATTCTGTTATAGACTGGTAAAATGGATGATATATTCTCTGGTAGTGATTTATAGATATTTAGGAGGATGATTCAAATGGCGTATGATTTTGAAAAACTAAGAAAAATGTCTTCAAATTTGACAACATTCCTTGAAAGTTTGATGAAATGTCGACTTGGACCAACGATCTCCTATAATGGAAATTGTGGCGATACCGTTGTACGAACAAAAGAGCTTTTTCAATTTGAATCCACCTTCCCAAATGTCTTACTGCACTATACCTTCCGCGGATCACCCATATATATTAATTTTGAACGCGCGGATCTACCGGGTGATGCATCAAATCATGAACCGGCTTACCATATTCATGCGAGCATTGGGGTTTCGACAGAACGATTGAACTATATCGAGACTGAATTTATGCTTCCGTGTACTGACGCATTCAAAATATTTTATTGCGTGATTTATAATACCTTGGATTCGCTTGATGACAAAGAAGCCAAGTTTTATGATGCACATGGTCCATTCACTGATATGACCATTGACGAATCCTTCTATAAAATTGATGATCTCGTGGAAGCATACTATGACTATGTCGGATCTAATCAGGTCATTGCATTGATTAATGATCCATCCAACGATGTGGTTGGCTTTACCATCACACATACAATTGGAGGATCTGATCAAATTAACAAAATCACTGTGAAGAAGAATCTTGACAAAGAGAATTCATATCAGATGATTGCACGAATGGCGTATGAACGCGGCTATGATTTCCTCAAATATAAGAGGGATGATGATATGTTTGCATGTGGTGTTGATCACATATATACGTCAATCATGCGTCTAAAGAAATATGGAATTGTGACGAATCTTGAGCTGGAACTCATTTACAAAGATTAGAATGGAGATTACACGATGAAAAAAGAAATATCTTGGAACAATCATCTTCACGATTATATGTCCTACATCCTTGGAGCACATGATCGCTATGAATCATATCCGGGGAATTTTGATGATGTAAAAAAGATAACGAATCGCGTCTTTCAGACGGATGATATCGATGTTTCGTTTACACATCGGAACGATCGATTTGGTGAGATGTATCTATATCTGATATCTTTTGTCGAAGAAAAACACTCAACGGATCCAAGTAAGAACGAGATTATTATAACACTCAATATTCGTGATATTGATACGAAAAAAGAAATGGCTGCTTCAGTACTTCGGACAACGAATCGAGATATGGTGCTTAACGCAATTTATTATATTGCGGACTATTGGATCGGCTATAAAATATTTGACATTGTCAAAATTGTGATTCATGGGGAACAACTGCATCTCGGCGATATCATTAAATCATATGCGCCAATCATATCATATGGTAGTATTAGTCGTATCCTTTTCAATGATAATTACCATAGTATTGATATCACGTATATGAATGAATATACTCTTGAGACGAAATTCAACGTACGTAAAGTATCTTCGGATCAAGAGAAATACAATTTAGAATACGAAGCTCCTCTCGATTCCAATGGAAAGAAGATTATCTATCCGGGTATTTCAAAGAAGGATTTTGATGAAATTATCCGAGGATTGATCGCGATGAATGGAATTGGTATGATTTCTGAATTGAATATCAATCCAATGGGATATGCATAATAATTTACAGGAAGAGCGGGAAATTCCCGCTCTTTTTTACCTCAATATAAGCATTGTCACGGACAGAGGGAGTTGAATATCTATGGGTAAGGTTGGGAAAGAAATCATCCAATCACGTATTTGGATGACCGATGCACCAAAACCACCTGATGCAAACTACAAGGACATTTACCCCATTACCGTCTTTGAAGCAGTCAAAGAAACGATGGAGGAGAATAGTCGAAATCTTCAGGAGATTCTTTCAAAAATGGAGGAGGATCTAAAGACGAAGCAGCGCATTCTTCCGTCGAAACCATCCAACTATCTGGTGACCTATGCAGGACATCCGGGAGCTGTTGGATCAATTGCAATCACGACGAAGATGTCATGGGACCCATCAAAGCATTCACATAAAAAGATACCGACCGAAAAAGCGGTCGGAGATCTTCTCGTTCGTTTTGGGCTAATTGATGAACATGGGAACGTAAGCCCAGAACATGGGCGTCGCATCAACTGGGGAGATATCATCGGGCGACCAAACGTATATCAATCTTTAGGGGATAATGATGACGGATTCATGACTCAAAAAGCGGTTACTGATGCACAAGCTCTTCTAAAAGAGGAACTTATACATCAGATTGAGAATGATAGACTTCGTATCAAGATCGCTGAAGACCGCATTCAAGATCACCTTACCGACTACAATAATCCGCACGGTGTTACGGTTGAGCAGATCGGCGCCGTAACAGAAGAATCGTTCAAATTCCACGTGGAGAATTATAACAATCCACATCTTGTTACAAAGGAGCAGATTGGATTAAGTGAGGTAAATAACACCTCGGATATGAATAAGCCGATTTCGACGGCTGTACAAGAGAAGCTCACCGAAATCAACAAGCAATTGACAACCATTCATGGAGGAATTGCAAACTCTATTGTTGATGCGACTTATGATCTTGCAAGTGGTCGACTAACGCTTACGCTACAAAATGGATCAACCATTGTTCTGAATCTTCCAATCAATGGGCTAGTCGATGAAGTAACATATGATATCGGTGCGAAGCAATTGGTTGTAACGGAACTCGGCGGACTGGTTCGGCGCGTTGATGTATCAGATCTCTATAATCATTACATCGGTACGACAACAAAAAATATTGTCACAGAACTGATTGATGATCCGTCAGAACGCCGTACCATTATTTCTTCCACGATTAAAGGTTATTCCATTACCGAAGCAGAAATTGCAAACAACGCTATCAATGAACGTGTAATTGCAGATCAATCAATTACGAGTAGTAAAATCGTTGATAGATCAATTACAACAGATAAGCTTGCGGAGGATGCAGTCGCATCCAATAAAATTGCACTGAAAGCAATTCTTTCAAAACATCTTATGGATCGATCTATAAACGGTCGCATTCTTTTTTCTTCTCCTGTAAAAAATCGTCTCCTTGCTGTTTTGAATGAGGATGCTGATCCTGTATGGGTGCAGGCCAATGCAGAAATGCTTGGAGATTATTCTGTTACAACACGAGCAATTCTTACAGGAGCGGTCACAGGAGAAAAAATTGCCACAAAAACGATTACTACAAATAATATTGCATTCAACGCTATTACATATAAAGAGATTGCACGTGATACCATTCAAGGAGAAAACATTGCACAGAATACAATTCAAGGAGATCGGCTGATTGAAGGAATTGAACTCCCAGGAACACCATTTGTTGAAGTTCCTCCAGACGTTACTTCCGATGGACCGGAAATCGTTACAGCTGGCTGGGTGTCTGAGTTTCTAGGTCGATATAAGATTATAAACAAGCACCTTTCTGATCGAATTGTAAATGGGCGCACGTTATTTACTTCCGATATCAGTAATAAGGTATTGATCGTCAATGAAAAAAACACCGATCCAATTTGGGGTGTAATTAATTCTCGTATGATCGGGACCGATGCCGTTAATACAGATCATATCATCAATCAATCCATCATTTCAGATAAAATTGCCGAACAGGCAATCCAAGCAAAACATATTCGAAATTATACGATTCTTACGGACCATATTCAAGAATCTGCAGTCACTGCGGATAAAATATTCACATCATCTCAGGAGAATATGGTATTAGCAGCACTCCATGCAGATGGGCATCCACAATATTCCAAAGTAAGAAGAGAGATGATGGAAAACTCGGTTATTGGATCTGATCAAATTGAGGACCGTTCCATCACATTACAAAAGCTGGAAACATCCGAACGAAGCAATCGTTTACTTGGTGTTGTAATGCGTGGAACAGATCCAAAGTGGATTCAAGCGACTAATGAAATGATCGCAGACCATGCAATCAATGGACGTAACTTATTCCGTTCTCATATGGATGATTCTGTTCTTGGTGTAAAGGATTCTAAGCTTGACCCAGTGTATCTCAAGATTACAACAAATATGATTGAAGAACGTACAATTGAGGGACGTAATATTGCAACTGCTACGATTGAATCACGACACTTAAAGAATGAATCTGTTACCAATGCTAAGATTGAAACGAGAACCATTGAAGGGGAGAAGATAAAGGGACGCACAATTACAGGTGCAGAAATGTTCTCTTCTCTGACGCCAAGTCGAGTACTTGCAGTTTCTACGGTACCTCTATCCGATCCGGATTGGATGCAAGTAACCACGGATATGATTGAGGATAAAGCGGTATCTCGTGAAAAGCTTTTCCGCTCTGCATACTATCATCGTGTACTTGCTGCATCTGCTCCCAATGTTCCTCCCGAATATATTAAACTCACCGCGGACTACCTTGTCGACTACTCCATTACACCTGAGAAACTGGAATACAATTTCCGTTTATATGGAACTCCAGAGATTACAAAAGCTCCAGACATCAATGCAAATAATATGCAGATTCCGAACACTGAGTGGGTACGTAATGTCATTGATCAAAAGCTGCAAACCTATTCCTTTGGTGGAGGAAATGCTAGCATTCGTACTGAGAGTCTAAAAAATCGTGCGGTCAATGGTTCAAAACTCTTCACATCTGAGAACGGTTATGAAGTTCTTGCTGTACATGCAGCAAATACCAATCCGGTTTACTCTAAGATTGTCACAAGAATGCTGGAAGATCGGTCGATTACATCCAATAAATTGGAGGAAGGAATTTTTCTTCCAACCGGAGCAAGCCTAACAACACGTCCACCGAAAGATGCAAGTGATGCAAAGTCCAATGGAACACTAATTCCAGATTGTCAGTGGGTCATCGACGCAATCGCCATGTACGGTGGAGGTGGCGGAGGAGGAACCAATACTCTTACCCTCCGCTTTAGTGAGAAGCATTTCAAATTCGTTGGTGGAAAATTATCACTCAATTGGGAACAATTGATGGAAGATGATGTAAATATTAAGAAGCTATTTAATCCATCTCTTCCACCTGTAACGCCACCACCACTAAGCGGAACCGATATCGTCATTGTGGCAGCATCCACATTATTTGATTCTGATAGCTTTATCTTCGATACTAATAAAGTCATTTGTCTCAACTTCTACGAATTGTTCGGTGATCTCGCGGATATTGCCAAGTTGTTTGGAAAAACAATTCCATCGGAACATATTGGATTTCAAGGCGATCCTGTCGTTGGCGTTGGAAACAGTGTCAAATTCAGCGGGAATCATTTCGTTAAGACGATAACAGATACCATTGAATTGAATATTGATTATTTACGCGCAACCACACAGCAGGTATTAGACCTAATTAATGGAACATACGTTGCACAGCCAGATCCTACTGTTCCTCCCATTACCTTTATTGCACAGAGTAGTGGAAGTGGCGGAGGAATTACACCACCAACACCACCGAGCGGAGGTGGCGGAGGTCCACTCACATCTCGATCAGTCAACGGAAGTCACCTATTCTCATCGCGAGTATCTAACCGCGCACTCGTTGTTCATGATACTGAAACAAATCCGGTATGGGATCAAATCACGACTCCTATGCTGGAGGATGAATTGATAACGACATCCAAGATTGCGCCCGCAGCTGTAACACTCGAAAAGATTCGTGGTGGTCATGAATATTATACTGTGATGGCAACAACGGGGGCAGATGATACGCCAACCTGGATTAAGGTAATGGGAGATATGATCGAAGACGGTGCTGTCACAGCAGAGAAAATCGAAGACAACTCCATCGATCAGACGAAGATTCGCAATAAGAGCATCAGTTATATTAAACTAAAAGACGAAGCGCTCATTGATCACGATAAACTATTTGATCGTTCAGTTAGTGGATTGAAGATTCAGTTGAGTACGATTGAGAACGAGAATATTCGCGATCGTACAATTGAGGGAAGAAAACTAATCGAAGATATTTTGCTTGGTGGTCGCCCAACCGTTAATCCGGACAACAAAGATACATACAAACGCCGTTCACTGCGAAATACGATTATTTCCATGGATGCACCGGAAGGTGGGCAGGATGGAGATATCTGGATTCGCTATATCTAAAGGAGGCTTTTATCATGGCCACCTATGAAAAAGTAAATGGTGTTTGGCGCGAAGTATGGTCTGCTCATGTAAAAGTGAATGGTGAGTGGAGAGATATTGATATTCGCCCACGTGTGAACGGATTCTGGCGTCTATCACATCGACATACGCTAACATCTGATGATATCAAAGCACTAAGATTTATCTATAGCCCAAATACGAAAATACGGCACGATACTTTTTTTGAATTGGAGCCAAATCCAAAGATGCCTGTCACTATGACCGTTAGCGGAATAAATGCTGGAAAATACTCCCTCTATCCAAAAGGGGTCATTCTCAATTATGAGCGATTTGGATACGAAGAAGGAATTCGGGTATATGATGGGCATCTCTATATTGAGTTAGAGAATGGATGTTTTATTGATGTCGGACGAAGCAAGAATACCGGACGGAATAATGACGATGAACGCTATCCTGGACCAACGAGAGAGATCAAAGAGGTATGGGCAACCAATCGCATCAAAGATATGGATATTCGTATGAAATACTATACGTTATATGAAACATTCCGCTACAATATGTATGGATGGAACTCCTTCTTCTCCACATATAATTTCTTACCAGAAAATCCAAGAATTGAAGATTCTTCCGATCGTAAAAAATATAATCCAGAAAAACAACTTATTTTAATTCCACATAAACGGAGATCAAATGATTTCGTCCCTTATGCACGGATTGGAATTTGCCGTGCATTAAAACCATACGAAACTATGATGGGTTCCTATGGAATCATTGATCACACCATTGAATCAATTACGGTGAACGGTGTTCAAAAACCATTCTCCATTGAAGTCTATGATAAGTAAATAATTTGGATGGGATTTCTCCCATCCAAATTATATATTTTTGTGTATGTATAGGATGTGAGTGATATGCGAAAGCTAATTCTAGCGATTGATTTCAACAACTTTGTTTTCCGCGGATATTATGGGGAAAAGATTTTTAATAGCAAAGGCATGAATGTGAATGCGATTAAAAACTTCTTTTTGAAATTACGCGGATTGAAAGATTCTCTGAATCCGGATTATATTGTATTTGCCAACGATCTTTCTAGGGATAAAACATTTCGTCGAAAGTTATATAAAGCATATAAAGCACAGCGAAAACCGAAAGACGATGACATCGTTGAGCAGATGAAATATATTCAACAGATTACTGCTCTCCTTGGATTTCCATTTATTAATCATGAAGAGTATGAAGCAGATGATGTTCTTGGAATGATTTCACGCCTTGGCTTGGATCATGACATGGATACAGTTATCGTATCATCCGATAAGGATCTATATCAACTCGTAGATGATCATGTTTTCTTATATTCCTTTCGAGAGAATGAGCTGATTGATCGTATTTGGTTGGATGAAAATTATCGATTGACACCGACACAGTGGGTTGAATTAAAAATGCTGCAGGGTGATCGATCGGATAATATTCCAGGCGTTGATGGTATTGGTGAAGTTACCGCATTAAAATTGATGCAACACTATAATGATATTGAATCCATCTATCAGCATTTGGGTTATTTGAAACCGAAGACGAAACTTCTACTTGAACAAGGAAGAAACGGTCTGGATCTCACGAGAGAGCTTGTAACGATTGTTACAGATTACCGGCGCCTAAATTTATCATTGGATTCATTGACTCGAACAGAAATCGATGCAGAAGAAGTATTCCGCACATTAAATGAACTTGAACTTGATCTTGATTATATCATGCGATTTTCCCTCTTTCATGGAAAGATTGAATGACCGAATGATAATTGATGGACTTGATAAGGAGTGAAGATAAATGGCAATTACGGGATTCAATGAATCCTCGCTTGCAACAAGTGAGGTATTTCAGGGGCTTGCTAAACTCAGTGGATCTGATCCAAAAGAAAAAGCAATCAATCTAATTCGAACAGCGAAGAAACTTACCAATGAGGATATCGAAGCAGCATACATTCAGCTGAAACAGTACTCCAATGGACTATCTAGAGCAGCATTACGTGCATTTGATGATGAAACGATCATCCTTTTATATAATTCCGTTCCATCACTCAGCATCACACAGGCACTTCCATTTATTACATTCAAGACAAAAGACGGATATAAAACCTATGTCTTCATGGATAAGTATGTGCGCATCAATAAAAGTGATATCATGGAAGTACAAGTAACAGTGCTACATGATCTTCTGGTTGGTGCATTACTTGCAAATCGTCTCAAAACGAACTATGCTGTGATGGCATCCAATCAGTATCTTCAGAAAACGTTTTTGGATATCTACGTCCAACTTTTCCGTCGGATTCTCAATCGCGATTATTCCATTGCCTCGATTCGTAAGGAAAGTGACATCTGCCAATATTTCATTAGTCGATTTTTCCTGACGCATGTATTTGGGGCAAACGAGACAGAAGAGAATATTGAAACGCTTGCTGTCTCTGGAATTAAAGCATTGGATGAGTTAACGATCACAGGAGTCAAGAATCAGTACGATGAGGCAAATCCATCTAATCTATCTGAACTCTTAGATCTATTGAAAACGGTAACACCTCGCATGAAGACGCTTGCGCTTGGGACATTTCTTTCTGGATGGGTAAATTATTATTACATCCCATCGATGCTTGCCGTTGATACGATGGAGTACCTAATATTCATGGTTCTTACACTTCTGAGTGGAAACAATATTATCTCCATTCAGGCATCTGATATTGTGAAGGAAACGAAGAATATTAAGGTTCTTCGAGAAGAACTCCTTAAAGTAATCGAAAATTAAAATTATTGGAGGTATTTGATATGGCAGAAGTAAATCAGCAGGTCATTGATAACTTTGAAATCCCAGAAGATCTTGCAAAGGAACTCTCAGAACTTCTCGTAAAGCAAACCATTCGTGAACGTATTCTTCTTCAACTTGTTGCCGATCCAGATAAATTCGAAGAAGTGGAAAAATCCCTAATTCCAATCACGGCAAAGGTTGAAGCGATTAAGAATCGTATCACAAAAGAGTTTGTTCCAGAAGAATACAACTCCACGAAGTATATGTGGAATTATGAATCGTGGGAAGTTGCACGCAACAAGGTGCAAGTTATCGAACTCTATTAAGGAGATATAAACTATGTTTGCCATCAAAGAAGCTCTTCAAATTCTTGTGACTATATTCATTGCTATTACAAGCATTGCTTTGATGCTTATATTGACGGCATGTAGTGGTCACCCCAACGGATTTCAAGACTTGCACCCAGAATCAAAGGAGGCTGTCTACACATCGATGAAATTACTAGGTGTAGGGCTCATCATTGGTGTTATTCTATTACTCATATGATATAAAATTGATACCGGGGATTTCCCCGGTATCAATCTCTTTTCAGAAAGGAATGATATAATTGGATGTACTCCAATTAATTGCTGTTGGATATATGCTGATATCACCCACCGTGATTATCATCATCTTATTAATTGAAGGATCTTTTTGTACTCCACCAAGCGAATCATTCTTTCGTTTTGGAGAATGCGAAACTCCTTCCAAATTTTATGGAACCTTCCTAAATATAATCCCGTGGTGGTTTGTGGGGATGATTGTCTCTATGATTATTTTGTTCTCTGCTATAATGGGGTGAGTTCAATGATTATTTCGTTTATTCTTGGATTCTTTATTCCAATCATGATTGGGATTCCAGCAACCATTGGATTTTTCTTTGCAGAAGAATTATCAAATATATTTGATCGCGATATACGTCCAATTGATGGTACATGTATCGGCTGGATTATCGGAACAGTTTTAGGGTCACCGATTTTCATATTATTATGCGTTCATTTTATGCTTCCAATATTAACCACATTCTTTCTAACATTTTCGTTCATATGTGGTTTCATCTCAATTCCAATATACCTATTGGAGAAAACAAATCAAAAAACGATTTTCGGCGTACTGATCGGAACAACGATTATTTCTCTGATTCTTGCAGAGCTTTTTCGACAAATGTCTATACTTACATTCCACTAAAATATTGAAGGAGGGGAATTCCCCTCCTTCAATATTTATGTATCTGCATATAATATGACTTTATCCTTCATTGTTGATATGGCGAGTGTTGCCGTATTTGTTCGCACTTTATCTAAAAGATTTTCTTCTCTCATAAATATTCCAAGAAGCGCATCTTTCCGCTTCGTCTGAATGATATCGTAATCTTCGTATTTTTGCATATAGTACTCACTTGCCGTCATCATATTAGAATAGAAATAAAACTCCGCTGCATGTTCTACCGAACAGTCCCGTGGATCAATTTCTCGATAAAAACATTTTGATATCTTCCCCATATTATCCTCCATATTTTTTATATAGGAATTCGTCGCGCTGAATAATCACAATAGTGTTATCATCCTTGTCTCTGATTGGTTTCATGGATTCAAACTCGATGGGAAGTATAGTGCGGATGAGAGAGTCGTCGATGGGTGATGCCGGATTAAAGTAGAATACGACGATAAATATAGAAGGACCTTTATCTACATTCGGTTGGTTCATTGGAACAATACCAGGAATCATTTCCGTATTGATTGTAATTTCTCCGCTCTTTGGATCGATTGTGAAAACGCCGCCATGAATCGTCGTCTGTTTAAATTCATATTCCACCTTGATAGAATCTGGTTTGATGACTTCCAGATTCTTTTCTTTATTGATGATGATCTTGATAATGTAAGGCTTGTCCTCATCCGGGTCCTTTGGTTTCGGAGGTTTATATGGTACTACTTCACGAAGAAGTTTGAACGACTCACGTTCTTCCCAACGATTCTTTGGATGCGGGTAAATATATCCTTGCGATATTGGTGGACGTTCCGGTCCTTCAAGATTCGTTTTTGTTTCTGAAGTTAATCCAGAAACGCAGGATCCGTTGCAAGATGTTGTGCATGATTCTGCACAATCATTCATACAGTTCCGATTACAGGATGCATCACACCACCAACCACACATATTCGTGCAATTCGAACATCCATTCTCACATTTAACGGAACAAACACCGATGCACATTCCAACACAGGAATAGCATAAAGAACTACATCCACCACAAGCTTCCGTGCACGATGTAACACAGTTTGTAGAACATGAATTTTGACACTTATCTGTACATGTAATGTTACATTCCGCAGAACACCCTGTGGAACAAAGACTGGAACACGCACCACATTGGAAACCACAGTTGTTCGCACACGAAGTACAGTAAGAAGCACACGCATCCGAACACTGAGCTGTACATGATGTTCCCATACAATTCATGCGGCAATTTGCTTCACATGCTCCAGCAGCTTCGGTTCCACAGATGGAACGACATGCCATTCCGATACAATTCTTATTACAGTCATGCTGACAGGATGCCGTACATGCTCCACCAGTACATGCTGTACGCGCCATCTGATTCCCTGTACAGTTTCCTGCACAAGACGTACATCCTTTGCATCCATTCGTACAACCTTGCTCGCATCCACTTCCACAATTCGTAGAACAGGTCCACTCACAATTATCGTAGCATGACGATTTGCATCCGGAGAAACACGTTTGAACACAGGCACCTTCACATACACCGGAACAAGATCCAATGCAGTTAGCAGTACACCCAGCAGAACAGCCGCGCCCAATTCCAGAACGATATTTTCCTTTATTTTGAGAAGCATTATCGATGCATCCACCATAACATGATGTGGAGCAGGAGTTGGTGCATGATGTAAAACATTTTCCCATGCATGCAGCATCCCAACATTGTGTTTTCTTATTCGGATAGAATTGACATGTATAAGAGCATCCGACACATGCATATGTCGTATATGATAATTCGTTCTTCGCATACGTTCCATTGTATCCGCCAACAGTTGTGATCTTAACTGCTTTCGCACCAGACTTTAGACAAGAGTATCCGGTCGCATTCTGACATTTTGTTTTACACGAAGAATAGCAAAGAGTAGAGCACCCAGTGCATACGTTTCCACAGGTACTAGAACAAGAGTTTCCGCAACGATTCCAACAAGTTGAGCTACATGATTCACTGCACTGTGAGTCACAGCTTTGGAAACACAAGCCTGTACATGCTGCATTACATGACGTTCTCATACCACCATAAACCGGATGACTTCGATATGGGGTTCCCGGATTTGGGTTGCGTGGATTCCGACCAAATCGCATGGAAGGAGATCCGCCTTCCTCCCTACGTTGCGCAGGAGCTTTGCGATCATTTCCACCATCAATATGATCTCTACGAACTTTTGGACTCACGAACGGATTATATGGATGATAATCTGCATCTCCTGGATGCGCTCCATGATCGTCGAAGAAGTTTGTTTCATCAGGACCTTCATAGGAAAGAAGTTCTTCTCCATCAGATTCCCCAGAAGGCATAACATATAAGTCGCCTTCTCTTGGATAGGTAACCATCTTCGTTTTATTTGTACGATTACGACGATTGGTCAATTCATTATTTTGATCTACTTTCGTTGGAGAAAGATCAGATTCATGAAGAAAACGATGTCTCTCATCTTTCTCTGCTGCTTCTAGCACTTTCTCAATTCCAGAAGGGTCTCGGAACGCAAGATATTTGGTTTCTTCATCCCCATAGAAGAGGTTGATGTCCTGAATGCGCGATAGTCCAATCAGGAAATTTCGTGCTTCGTCTGAATCAAATGCTGCGGCAGAGGTATTTGGAACATTTTCATTTGGGTCTGGATTTTGTCCTGCCGGATTTTCTCCTTGTGCCGGATGTGTGATATTTCTTGTACGAACAATGGATCCTTCTGAGGGATTATTGATGGTATAAGTTAGATCATCTACTGGAATGGAATTTTCCCCTTCCGGTATCGACATCGGAGAACTGAGATCTGTACCAACGGTTGGCTTACAAAGGGGAGCATTCCATCGATATGTTCCACGACGCAGAATTTCTTTATTGATTCTCTTTTTCAGTTCTGTGAATTCAGTATTGGAATAGAGCCGTTTATTCAGCATATGCAATCACCTCCTCGTTCCTAAAATGTCCCATATCATACTCCATTTTCATCATCATTGCACTTAGTTCCAAAAGATGTAATTCATCAATTTCATCTTCGTCAATGACGAGCTTCATCCACTCGAGTGGAACATTATTCTTCCGAACATCGAGATCATAATCCGGATGTTCCAGCAACAACCGATTCCAGAAATAAACGTTTGCTAACGTCTCAGCAATATGTTGGATACAGTGGAATGATGTTTTTTTATTTGCGGTTCCATAAACGGTATGTCCTAGAGCGGAACATCCAGCACATGTCGAAGCAATTGGACACTCGAAGCAGATATCGTTCATTTGAGATCTGCGCGTAATATCATCTAATTTTTTTAGAATTTCAGATCCTTGATCACGACCAATGATTCCTTCATCGATGGTTCCAATACAAAGATCTTCTACCTCATTTCCTACAGAAGAAGGCATATATCGAATACATGGATAAAATTCTCCATTGGGTCTAAGACTTAGCATTGCACCAGTTCCACCGCAATTATTTCCATCAAATGATATCGATTGTATGGATTCCTGTTTTTCACTAAAGATTGAAAGATATATATGTTCTAGGTTATTCTCAACAATATAGTCTGCTAGTTTTTTGAGTTGGTAATACTCCTCTTTAGCGGTTTTCTGATTCCAGCCTTCTTCAAAGACGCAATTCAGATTAATGGTCTTCATTCCATTCTTAATGAAACTAACGACCGAATCAAAAAGATATTTGATATTTCCAGGAGCTAATGTCATTTTGGAATTTCGTTCAGGTGTATGGTGTTTGTTGAAGTGATTGAGTGCAACCATGTCAACGTCATAGCTACCTTCCCCATTTGGTTGAATGCGACACGCGTCATGCAACTCCCTATTTCCATCAATCGAAATATTGAAGGAAATGTTCTGCGAATACTCTTTGAAGAAGGATTGCACCTCTTCATCGAAGTACGCCAATCCATTGGAACACAAGGAAAGACGGTGAAGCTTGAACCATGGGTGATCGAGCTTATATGTCTGCTCAAGAAAGTATTCATACACTTTTCGTGTAAGATTGATTTCAAGCAAAGGTTCTCCACCGATGAATTCAAGAATGATTGCTGGAGAGTTGTATCGATTAATGTATCCATACTTGTCGGCCAACAGTTCATCGATGAATCTTTTTGCGGTTTCGAAACTCATCTTCATCTTGGATTTGTTAAACTGATAACAATTATGAACACCGAGATTTTGAATCATATATGTATGCGTTTGTGTTTCGAAGTTGTAGACACGATGTGTTCCTTCGATCTTCTCCACTTTGTAATTATTCATATAAGCATAGGATGAACGGTTGCACAACATCACAAGTTTTTGTTCTTTAAGATCTTTTACTTGTACCCATCCTTCACTAGTACGAACTGGATGTTCTCCCGTGATATAAATATCTTCGCGAAAAGTTGGCGAAGATATTTTATACAAATCATTAGCGTCTCGTTGGAATAGTTCCGTGACGACAGTTCGTACTGGTTTCAGATGATCGATGCTTTCTTCATTTTCTTCAAAACCAATGACTTCGTCAGATACTTCAATATCTTCAATATTTTTAAAGGTGAAATCGGCCATCAATATCTTCGTTCCTGCAGGACAGCAATAGCTACAGTTGAGATTACATGTCTCTGAGCTTTGAAATGTAAATGAATGACAGAAAACTTCGTGATCGTCTCCGGTTCCAATTTTATCTTGATATCGATTTTCAAAAAGCTCTGGATATGCTTTTGCAATTCCATCGTTATAGGAATCAATATAGTAGCGGAAGAATTCGCCAGGATATAAATTGAATGGCTCATCCTCTTTAATCATATTATCGACATGATTGAGGTAATCGATATTGTCCGATAAAAGGATGAGTTTGAATTTTACGTTGATTCCATCCATGGTAACATCTTGTGCCATAACATCAATAATGTCGTTTTCTGAATAATCATCTCCGAACCCAATCCCGTGAACAAGCATGTTGTACATGACTTCACCGAAGATAGCTCTCAATTGCAATGCTTTCGCAACGAATTCCTCTTGAAGACGATCCATCTTTGCTTGGTCAGGATTATTCTTTATCATATATTTGATACGAAATAGAATGCCGTCCAAATCAATCGACAATCGCTCCATGCGATGTTCTCCATATAGTTCCAAAACGAATTTCTCAAATTGGTTCTTATAAAGAACGACATCCTTTTCCAATCGATTTGTGATCAATCTTGGTCACCTCAAATTTATTTCTTCAAGTAGCGAATCCATACTTCAAAATTCGCATTGACGCGATCTCCATTGGACACGCTGACGAACTCTAACTGACGTTTTGTCATTCGAACTTCTGATGATGTTCCCGTCATAGCGGATGATGATCCAACGGTCTGATCAATTTCCTCAGTTGTATCGATTCTCCACCATCCGCCAGAATCTAGAATTTGACACTGTTTGCTATTCCACTTATTTGATAGGGGAACGACCGCCTGTGCGTTTGCGATGGAGTTTACACTCCCCTTAAAGCGTGCACCGAAACTCCCATCTACAAATGGAATCTCAGTTTCATAATCCCAAGTATTATAACATACTTCGACAAGTGGTGCATTGATTCCAGGAATGGTCAGAACTCCCCCAGTAATCAAATCAACGAAGTCTTGTACAGGGATGACGTGAACCTGCCCATTTTCGTACTTGATGTTTCCGAGAATCGATCCTTTTGGTGCACGCATCTTATGAAGAAGATTCACATCTGCCGAGATATGTTCTGCATGCACTGCATCTTCCGCCAAACACCGGCGATCAACTGCCTTGCTTAGAATATGGCGATTATGAACGGATAGTTCACGAATTTCATTTTCTGTAACTTTATTGAGGTATGCAAGTGTCTTCAGACCTGGAATTGGAATATCATCAGACATGGTCGTACGATCATGGTTTACATAATAACGAATATGACCATCCATCGTTCCAGGGAGAATATCGATTCCTTGAATAAAGTTCTGAATGGTTTCTTCCTTGGTATAATAGTTCTTTAAAAGATTTTTCGTAACCTTATGAACATCCCCTGTTTGTCCAAGAATTGTAGAAACAATTTGCTCCATTTTAATGGACATGCCGTCTGGCCCATTTTCAAAGTGGTCTGGATTGAATGTGGATATGGCACCAATTGATTGGATATTCCAATGATATGACCCATTGACCTCTTTACATAAGGCCAGCTCTGTTTGAGATTGATTTCCAAATTGAATCACGTAGGCATTTCGCAATTCATCCACCGTTGGTAGAGGAAGATCACTCCGTTTTCCAATCACCTTGATGGATCCAATATAATCTTCAATGATTGGATGTGTATTATCATACTCAGTGAATTTAGTTGTAACATATTCAACCAATGCGCGTGTGGTTGGATACTTTACATGACTCGTGTTTACTGTATCAATTTTGATTGCTTTGTTGATCAGATCCTCTTTTTTTACAAAGAGATCCGCGTGTGCCAATGGATCCTCTGCATGAGTATTGAGGTCCTGACGCATCTCTTTGATTTGCGGGAGAATTTCTCGCGCAATGGATCGCTCTGTATAATCCCATAGACGAGACAGCGAGTTTCGAATATCAAGATGAACAAATTTACTATCATCGAGACTGTGTTTGTTAATCAGCGCTTGTACAAATGTCGTGAGTTGATCATCCTTATTGATTTGAGCAACACTTACTTCATGTGGATTGTTCATATCTGCAAGATGTTCATAGAGGGGATCAAGATTCACTTTAAAATTATATGACTTTAGTATATCCATCACGGCATTGCGCTGTGGTCCAGATAGTGGCTTATCGATGTCAGAAGTATTATCGACTTCACTCAGGCCGATGTTCTTCTTCGTGAGAATAATATCACCAGTCAATCGGTTGACTGAGCGTACTGGGAATATGATGCTATTAATTCCTCCTGATAGAATCTCTTTTCGCATCTCCTTAAGAATTTCTCTCAGATTTTTATTTGTGGGAGTTTCTGGGTCAAAGACTTGATCAAGGATAGTCTTCGGATGAATGATGGTTGCTTCTGTTGTTTTTGGATTATTTTCATCTTCCAATACGAATAGATCTTTACGACTATTCATCATAAGATCACTCATAATACGTTCCTCCGTTGTCTCTATAGTGCTTATATTTTTCGTTCGCTCCCACTACTCTTCGATAAAATGATATATTTTAAGTGAAATCGTGTATCAAATAGAAGGAGTGTTTTATATGTTTATCAATCCAAAGAAGGTTGTTTTCGAAGACGTGAAAGATGTTGTGGATTATATCGACAAAGGATTTCCCCCCACACAAAGTGACTTTGAAGAGATTCTTAAAAAGATGAAACATCCGGACCGGATGAATGATCCTAGTATACTAAATAAACAGGGTAAGGAAACCATCATCACAGATCAAATCGCTGAAGATCCGGAGCTAATTGAAAAGGTTCTGACCCGCGTCTATGAAAATAAACGTAGGCGCTTTCGCAATGGGATACTCACGATCCTCGGTGCAGGCGTTCTTGCTGCTACTGCATATGTTCTTATTCCAAAGATTCTTCCAAAAAAGAAGGAAGTTCCATACGATCCCTTCTACGATGACTATGAGGAATATGAAGATTATGACGATGAAAATTGAATAAAAAAGATGTGAGGGGGAATTCCCCCTCACGTTATTTCTTTTTCTTAAAGAGGTCAGAAAGTTTCCATCGCTTGGATTTCTTCGGTTTTGGAAGATCTTCACTTTTCCATTGAGGATCTTTTGCAACAATCTTCTCAATGTTCTCAGGTTTGAGATCCTTTAATGTTAACATGATTTTCCCTCCTTCTTATAGAGAGAATATATCACTTATACTTCATCTGCCCCTGTTGTGATTCCGTATTTTTCCGTGAGCTCTTTATACACCTGCCGATTCAGGTTCCGAATAAATTCATCTTTGTGATTGAGATACATATCCAGTACGATCTTAATCTTACCGAGATCAGACTGGATATTCTGTTTTACTTTTGGAGGAATAGACGGATCTGCAAGATCGTTCTCATATTCTTTGATTAGGTTTGCGGTTCGCATGAGATTATCACCATGAGAGTCTTTCATCATATCAATCGTAAATGATATGATGTATTCTTGTCGATCCGCTTCTCGTTGGAGAGTACTCATCTTCTTCCCATAGTGATAAATCGATTGATCATTCTTTTCAATCTTTTCAAGTGCAGCTGCAAACTCTGCCCCAAATCCATACATACGTGCAAAGTTATCCGCAAACGCTTCCATATTTGTTGTTGAACTGAACACACGATTGTCTTTACGAATAAAATTGAGTACCTGGTTGATTCGATCTTGCATTGATTTATTCAAAAACGCCTGATGTTTTCGAATCAGATATATTACGATGCCAAGCCCACCAACAAAAGATAGAATAATCTCAAGTAACGACATTTTCAATTCGGGTTCTTGTTCGACTATCGGCCCTTCTCCATATTCCGATTTCTTCGTTGGATCCGTTCCTTCAATATAACTTACCAATCTATTTGTTTTTACAAACTTGATGTCAACAAGCGATGGATCAATGTTATGACCAAGCTCATGGAGAAAGACTCCAACAACTTCTTCTGCGGTAAAATTCCGAAGCATTGCTAATGATATCGTTACATCTAACTCAATGGACTTAGTCTTATCATAAAATCCACTATCCGTAATAAGTCCATCAATTGGATAACGCCATGATGGAAGTGTATAAGCGGAAAATTTACGAGATTCAAACTGCCCATTTCCAATATACTTTTCATTTGTATGAATAAATCGGACATGCTTAAATCCGAAGATGTCAATGAGTTTAAATTCTAGATCTTTAAATAATTTATTTCGAACAAATGATTCTGCACTGAATACGGTCGTGTGAACAGCTGGACCAGTCAATGCATTTAGTTCTGTTTGAAGCTTTTTAATGATTTCGACAATCGGTTGAAGCTTTTGTCTTCCATTTGCAAACACCGCTTCTGTAAAAATATTTATATTCGGATCCAACGATTTTCCAAGATCAAATTGCTCTGTGAATGGAATTGCATCTTTAGTAATTTGAATTGGGATAATCATTTTATCAAGTCCTCTCTACTATGTCATTAATTTTGTGCTGAATTAACAACATTAAAGGAGTGTGGAAATCATGTCGAATTCGATTCATTTTGGAGAAACGATTCATCAACTTATTCTTCCATATACGATCGGAAACATTATTTGGATGCGGTTCATCCAATTGTTTGAAGATGCTGGCGCCATCATTCATACACCATTTAGATCGATGATTAGTCTTGCGTTAAAAAATGAACAGCTGACGTCATATATTGAACACAAGTTTTGGGATGATTTTATGAATCATCCATCCATTCATAAGCATAAGAAATCCTTTGATCATTTCGATCCGAAGGATTGCATGGATTTCAAAAACACAGTTGATGGGATTCACTTAAAGTTATATGATAAGGTAACGGAATGTTTCTTTGAAGGAAACAAAAATAAAGATAACGTCATCTTCAACGAATCTCGCATAAAGTATCTCTTTTCTGAGGAAGACTTTCAGTCTATTGTCATTCCATTCATCCTAGAGGAATCGGTTGCTACAGTATTATGCATACACCCTCATATATTGAAACGAGAAGAGGATGTTGACGCGATTGATGGTGTATATACGGTCGATAAAACATTGACGATTTGCTTGTCAAATCCTATGGGTTATGCACCGATCTATCTCAATCAAAAAATTATCGCCAATGAAAACATTATGCGTATCATTTCCTTTATTACATCCACGATCATCATTGAAACCAAGCACTGTTTTAAATTTACAACATCGCATACAAATCAATTGAAATTTTTCAAAATTTGATATTAAATGACCATCATTTGCTTTTTGATTCTATATTATTGTGAATCAGTAATTCTTCATAGATCGCTTGATTTAGATTACGATTGAACGTATCATTATGATTTAAAAACAGATTGATTACTTTTTGCAATCGATCACGATCTTCTTTGATATTCTTTTTTACCTTTTCTGGAATATTTGGATCAGCCAATTCTTTATCATATTCTTTAATAAGGTTCATACCACGAACCAAATCTGTTTTATAAGAACCCCTTAAATTGATGCAGACGATTTCCGCAATCGTCTGTTGGCGGATTTTCTCAAGATATATAAATGATTTTTTCTCACTCAATCCATCCTTCTTCTGATCTTCATTGCTACATTTCTGAAGCAGAGAAATAAGTTCTGCCCCAAATCCATACATACGTGCAAAGTTATCTGCAAATGCTTCCGTGTTTTTTAGATGTGAGAAATTGTCTATGTCCTTTTTAAGTTCATTGCGGATCTTTTCAATCAATGATTTTTCAGAGCTAAATATTGGACGTATAAATCGTTTTACTATTGAGAATAGTTTGGAAACTACTACTTTTATTATTACTCGAATTGGAAGTATCGTCATTAGTGTTGATACTATACTAGACAATACCCCATTTTTCTTTGGATTATTATTCTCATCTAGAGAATTATAATACTCTTCATTTTCGATTCTCTTCTTGGTATCATTTTTACTCCCAATAATATAGTCCATAATTGTATTGGTTGAAATGAATCGAATATCAACGAGTGCGGGATCAATGTTATGACCAAGCTCATGGAGAAAGAACGCAGTAATCTCTTCAGCAGTACATAATTTGAAAATTCCGAGATATATGTTGACGATCAATTCTATCGAATGGGTCTTGTCGTAAAACCCATTGTCGGTAATTAAGCCATCAATCGGATATCTCCATGTCGGATATGTATAAGCGTTCAATGACTGCGTTGAAAATTTACCATTTCCGATATATTCCTCCTCTGGAAATTGAATCGATATATGTTTGAATCCGAATATTTTACAAACTGTGTGTTCGAGATCTCTCCATGATGTATTTCGAGTAAACCTATCTGGATCAAATTTTGGTTTACTTCCAAACAAATAATCCTTTGTATCGTTATTCAATTCTTCCTGAATTTTTCGAAACCCATCGACAATCGGTTGAAGCTTTTGTCTTCCATTTGCAAACACCGCTTCTGTAAAAATATTTATATTCGGATCC